TTGTGTTGCCATGTGTTACTCCTTATGCAGCTCGTGTGATGCCACGGGGGTCTTCCACAACTGCTTCAATCGAGTCATCGTTGATGATGCGAAATTCACGGCCATGAATCTTCAGGCGGGTGCCTGAATTGGGGCGGACGATGACGAAGTCACCTTCCTTGCAGCTCGGTCCGCTGGGGAACCGGGTAGTGTCTTTGTAGGCGTCGGGGCCTAGCTTGACCACAAACAACACGGGGGTCAGCACCTCTTCGTAGTGCATGGTTTGACCGGATTTAACAAGACCAATCTCGCTGTCGGAGAACTCTTCCATCGCCTCGGGGACAACGGTCAAGATGTGGAAAGTCTTGGGGTCAGGCAATTGCTTGGCTTTTTGCTCTGCGGTGGTATTCAAAATACCGGACAGGTCAACTGCCGCAACGTCAAATTCAGTCGTCATTGTGGTTCCTTTGCACTAGCTCGTTGATGATGTTTTCTGCGTAGTTCAGACCTAGGATGACTCCGCATACTTTTCTGTAGTCCTCAATGTTCTCAGCCCGGTTTGCAGCAACGTAAGCTTCACGTTCCTGCTTTAACTTGTTGATTTCATTGAAGATTACAGTGATTAGTTTGTCGCTCACTTACTCTCCTTTTTGCTGGGCGGGTTTCGTTGCGCTGCCCGTTGCGCGTTTTGCACGGCCATTTGTGCCCGGTGTTTCGCAATGTCCACGCCCAAACGAGCACCTTCGGACTCTTGCGAGTGTTTCAGTTTGTCTTTTGCAGCGGCTGATGTAGCCGCGACCTGCATTGCAGCGATCTCTTTTTGAGCCGCGATTCGAGATTCCTCGATACGAAGCTGGTCTGCCTTGGCAGCCGCCTCGATGGTTTGCTTCTGTTGCTTGAGCTTCAGCTCCTCCATCTTGATCTGGAGTTCTTGCATCTGCATCTGGACGATGGGGTCCTGCATCTGCTGCTGGGCTTGCTGTTGCTGAGCCTGTTGCTGATCGCGTTGTGTGATCTGAGCGGACGCCTGCGCCACCATCATGGCTACTTGGTCGGCCATCTCTGGAGACATCTGCTTGTTCTGCTCTTTGCTTGGCAGAGTTGTGCCCAGTGCCATCTCGATCTGCTTGCGGTACTCGAACGCCATGTGCTCATTGATGTGAGCCATTGCTGCGGCCATGATCTGCTGCGCCATCGGATTCATCTGCATCAACTGCTGAATCTTGGGGTTCTGGATTGCGGCCATGTGCGCCTGAATGTGGGCTTCATGGTTCTGCTCAACGAACGCCTTGACTGGCTTCATGGTCAACAGGTCTTGGTTCTCCTGCACTGGGTCTGTTGGTACTGCATCATCTTCAGTAGGCACAAGCTTGGCTGCGTTCTTGATACCCAGAACTTCAATCATCTGACGGTGCAACAAGGGCAGGTCATACAACTGAGGCGCTGACTGGGCCAACTGGAGGACGGCCTGATACTGCACGATCTTCTGCGCCATCGTTGCAGCGTTGGGGTCGCTCACTGGGATCACGTCCACAGAGTCGTAGTCAGCTTTCTTCGCCTTGCGGCCAGCTTCTTCTGGCTCGTATTCATACTCCTCGGGCGTATAGTCGGCGATGATGACCTTGAGCAATTTGAACTCTTGCTTCATGGTGTAGTGCAGACGCGCTTGCACCGCTGTCATCACCTTCAATGTGCGCTCCAACAGGGCCAATGTGGTGCCCACTGGGGCTTGGGCTGACATGTCGGACACATTCATATCACCGCTTGAGGCGAACTGACGGCCTTCAGACACAATGTTCTGGAACAGCGCGAACAGCACTTGTGATGGCTCTTTGTACGGTAGGGGCAGGATGTTGTCGCGGATTGAACCGCTTGGGACGTCTACATCTCGGAACTCTCCGGGCTGGATAGGTGTATCGTCACCTTTGACGCGGAGACCACGAGATTTGAGACCCCCGGGTAAGTTCGAAAGTGTTCCTGCATCCACGAGTTGACGGATGAGCATCGTCGCGCTCTTCGCGTACCCGCCGATAAGGTGGATAAGACCGTAGCCATAGAAGCCAAAACCGGGGATGTATTGGTAGTGAACAAAGTGTTGTCGTTTAGTGTGAAGCACATCTCCTTCATACCAATTTCTCCGTATAGCCAGCACCTTGCGTGTGCCCTTCTCGATTGTCACAACGTATGGCAGGGCGATACCTGTCAGACGGCCCTTTTTATCTGTGTGCTCGAACCCACTCAGGTCCAAGTCAACGTGCATCTCAAGCACTCGGTAGCGATCATCTTGGAGTGCGCTCAGGCCCATCTCCTCGGCCTTTTGCTTCTCAACGTCGTCCAACTCGTAGGATGGCTCGCCCAGCTCTACGTCCATGTAGAACCCAGCCTCCATCAGCTTGGTCATCTCGTTCTCGGTCTTACGCATGACATGCGTGACCCGCTCCGCAGACTCCAGATTGGACGCGCCATAGGGAACGACGATGTCCTCGGCTGGAATAAATACAGCAGCTTGGCGTCCTTTGCTTGGGTCGTAGTAAACCTTCTTGAACGCTGAGCCCGTGATGGGCAGGTTCCACAACATCTTCTCGTGCTCTGGCCGGTACTCGACCATCACTTCAGTCAGTTGATAGTTCATGTCCTCGCGCACGCGAGCGGCGGCTTCTTCACGCAGCACGTCGATGGCCCCAACGATCTGGGTCTTGACTGGCCCCATTGCTGGGAACGTCTCCATCATCGCCTCTGACTGGAAGCGCACAACTGACTCGGTGAGCATCGGGTGGAACACGCCACACGCACCCTGCCAAGGCTCAGTCCGATCTTCGTACTTCAAGCCCAGCAGCTTCAGCCCGTCTACATACGTCTGAATCCAGTCGCGTCGGTCTTGGGTGTCCTTACCAAAATCTTCAACTAGGTCCATACCCAGTGACTGCAAGTCACCGTCGTCCATGAACTCGGCCAAGTTAGCATCGAACTCCTCGGCTGTGCCCTTGGTCTCTTCCTCCACCACCTCGCCATCGTCCTCGGGCTCCAGCTCCAACTCGATTTCGATCTCGGGTTCTTGGGTCAAGTCGGAGATGCCAACGGGGGCTGCGTATAAACCTTTTTCCATGATGTGTCCTTACACTGTGTAGTACCGCTCTTTGCGGTGGCTTTTGAACCATTGAATCTCTTCGGGCTCGTCGGTGGGCAGACGTAAAAAGCCCCCAGCCCGGAATCTCATGAGGGCCAGAGTTGTTGCGTCAACCAAGTCATCGTGCTCGCCTGACGGGAACGCAGCAATCTCGTCCACTAACTCTTCAGCCCATCGTGTACGGGGAACCCATACTTTTCCAGACGCAATTATGTCCGAGACTGAGTTCAAGCGGGCGATTTTGTCCTGACCTTTTGACGGGGTGTAGTCCTGCACGGGTATGCCCATCGCACGTAGTTCATAGATCAGCGGCGCACCGGTCGCCTTCTTCTCGATCAACAGTCCGTCGGGCTCGTACATGTTGTACTCCTTGAGCACGTCGCGCTTCAGCTCCACCCACTCGACCCGCTTCTTGTACGTGTTGAGCAAGATGATGTTCTTGGTCTGGTCTTTGTGATGCGTGAAGATGCCCCACGTCGTCCCAGCGGAGTAGTCGGCCCGTTGGTTTTTCTCAAAGGCCGTGTCCCATGTCTGGAGGATGTATTCGCACTGGGGCGGGTCGTCCTCTTCCCACCACTGCCACCAATCGCGCTTGACAATCGCTGACTCGTTGCCCACTGGGTTCTGCTGGTACTGGGCTTGCCACTTACTATTAGGCAGTTCCTCCCGCAGGGCTTCCAATTCGTCGAACGACCAGAACTCTGGCCACAGGGGGTTGCCACTAGGCAGGATGGCCGGGAACTCAATGACCTCCCACTCCTCGCCACTGCGTGCAGCCGCTGCTTTAATCACTTGGCCGGTCAGATCGCGCTGAGCCCAGCGCGTCATCACGATCACAATCGCCCCACCCGGCTGCAAACGCTGCCGGGGTCCGGATGTGTACCATTCATACACCTTGTCATACACATCGGGGTTGGTAGCCGCCATCGCAGCCTCTTGTTCCGAGTGCGGGTCATCAATAATCAGCACGTCCGCACCTTTACCGGTCACCGCACCGCCCACACCAATAGCGAAATAGTCGCCGCCCTTGGATGTGTTCCACCGGCCAGCCGCTTTTGAGTCACTTTGCAGGTTCAGGTCGGGGAAAATGTCGTGATAGACCTCGGAATCGACCAAATTTCGCACTTTTCGACCGAAACCCACCGCCAATTCAGCAGTGTGGGACGCCTGAATCACTTTTTTGTGTGGAAATTGGCCCAAAAACCAAGCCGGGAGCAGGTAGGACGCGAATTCTGACTTCGTATGGCGGGGTGGCATGTTGATGATGAGCCGTTTGCACTCACCTCTGGCCACTCGCTCGAACGCTTCAGCCATTCTCTTGTGGTGACGGCCTGAAATGAAGGTCGGCCAGACCTTTTCCACGAACTTGATGAACCTCGTCTGGCAAAGCTCACGGTCTTTGAGCTTCTCCAACTTGGTTAGCTGTGCTTCAAGAGTACGAAGATCGGAGTCTGTCAGCTTCCCCGAGTTAATCAGGGTCTCGATGTCCTTGAGTGAGACGTCACTCATCGGTTTCTACCTCGGAATCCGAGGTACGTTTTGTTTGTTCCACTGGCTCGACTGGCCCCAACTGCATTTCCAGATCATCAATGGGTTTGACATCAATGACTTCCGCATTGAGCAGCCGCTTGACCCGCTCTTTAATAGAGTCTTCCAGCGCACTGGAGGTTGTGTGGTGAACCGTGATCTCGCTGCGTTCGGTGAAAAGGCCGATGTCTGAGTGCTTGCCCAGCAGTTCGAGCGCCTTCAATTCAATCTTCGGGTCGCCGTTGTCGGCCAGCTCAATGAGCTTGTTTGTTATGAAATTGCGGGCTTGGAGCGCATCCGAGAACGCTTGGAAGTCAAAGCGCTTGACCAAATGGTGAGCCGCCGCAGCTTCTGCTGACTTAGAAATAGTCTTGGGTGTCTGGGGTTTGCCTGCGCCTGTGATGAGATCAGCAGCTTTAGTCAGGTCGCCTTCGCCGAAATCTATGCTTGGGCCGAGTGCATCAATGAGGTCTACGGTGTTGACAGCGATGGCTATGCTATCCGCATGAGTCTTGGGTTGCTCATCGGTCAGGTCAAAGGGAACAGGGTGTTCCGTCGTAGGCTCAATTTGAATCATAGGCACCAAAGTAAATTGGGAGTGGGCGAAATGTAGCAGAAAAAATTTATACATGACAACTCCCTCATGTATAGAAAATTGCAAAATTTTTATACGACACCTTTTGGGTCCCTTGACGGGGGGTGTTTTGGAAAATGGAAATACACCGGGGGTGTAGAAAAAAGTAATAGGGGTAGGGGGGTAAAGTTGAAAAATGCGGATCGGGTGTGCGACACAGTGTGTATGGGGTCCCCACCTCCCCTTGCTGAGAATCGGGGTGCATGGGGTCTGTCTCGGCGCTCGGTCTAACATTGTTAGGCCATTCCCCCATATTTAATTTTTGTTTCCCCAAAACTTGCATTATACCCTTATTTGGTGGTACAATATAACCATGCAAACAAACAAGGTTGCATCCCGCTAGCGGGTTTGCTAGTAGTTAGAAAATCAGAAGGTATTTCAAAATGACAAACTTAGTTATCACTCCTAACATTGTTACACTCGCCCAACTGCGTTCCGATGTGGCAGACACAACGAAACGACAATATGGTGCGATCAAGGCTTACGCCATCCGCCTCTGCGATGAATTGCCCCTTGGATGGTATGAGGTAGAGCACAGTGACGTCACCGACGAAGCAAAGCCCACGTTAGCAGAAGCAACCGCGTTTCGCGCGGCACTCAAAGAAGCGGGACACTCTAACCCGTCGGTCATGTGGACGCGCGTTCGCAATGAGGCACGAACACACATCGAAGGTGCACCGGAAAAGGGCGCGAATGCCAAGACTTCGATTCAGCTCAGAATGATAACTGACTTGACTAAGCTCTATCGTGCGGGTAAACGTGAGGAAGGTCTCAGCACTGCCCAAGCAAACGCCATGACCCATATTGCCTCTGCGTTAACTGCTCTTAATGTTGACCTGAGCATGATTGTTAAGTAATCCAAGAGCCTAGGGTAAACCCCTAGGCTTTCTCTCGTACCCGTAGCCCGCTTCGTGCGGGCTTTTTTGCGTCTGCACGAACTTGTTCGGGCAGTCGAACCTTGCCTAACATTGTTAGGCTTTGTTACGTTTCGGTAATGTTACGTTTCAGTGCGAAGTCGGGACCTGCACCAGTTCTTCGGGCGGACGTAGCCACCGGTGATAGACTGCACGCAGTCTATCAGTTTTTTCGCCGCTTGTCAAGCCCTTCATGCACCAGTTCTTCGGGTGGGCGTAGCGACCAAGCCTAACATTGTTATGGTTTCGGGCTTGTATTGTTACGTTTTTTGGCTTTGTTACGTTTTCGGGTGTCTTTGTTATACCACACATCGCTGTAAGTCCTTGATTCATAAGCAATGTTACATGTTACGTTTTTTTCGGGAAAAATATGAAAACCTGTCAAGTAGCGGAAGGCTCACCAAGTGCGAAACAAACGTGGTCTGCGCAAAAACCAAAATTTTCCCCCCGCACTCTTTTTTTAATTATTTCATAACTTTACTACAATACATATCTTTCTCTATCTTTTTTCCTTTCCAACCCCTATATTTGTTGGACTCCCTTATGTTACGCCACTGTCCAAAAAAACGTAACAAATGGCCCTTTTTTTGTAACAAAGCCAAAAAACGTAACAAAGCAAAACGCTTGCACCCATAACAATGTTATGTTACAATACATGTCCAATCATCAGGAGTTCACCATGAAACCAGTCCAATCCGTTCGCACCTCCAAAACCGTCTCTGTCACCGTATCCGCAAAACTCCACGCGCAAGTCGTAACATTTGCCCAACTGCGCCGCCTCTCAGTTTCGTCCGTGTTCAACCAAGCCCTGCTCGAATACCTCGACACCCGCACCTATCTGCGCACACCCGACATCCGCGAGATGCTCAAAGCCACCGACAACCAAGTACCCAAGCGAGACCACGCCCTCGTCGCCGCCATGAAACACGAGTCCGCTCGCACTGCGCTCGAAGCCCTAGCCCAAGAACAAGGCCACACAGTATCCGCGCTCATGCGCCGCGCACTGTATGAATACACCAAACCCGATGGCGCTACACCAATCGACCCGCTTACAACTGTTGACGCATGGGGAGACCAGCCTCGCACTTTGCCCAAGACTTGATCGCTTGACTTACATGTAACATCGTGGTACAATATAGGTTGGAGGGGAAAAAACGTAACAAAGCCCCTTCAAACCCGCCCATAACAATGTTATGGCTCAAAATGTAACAAAGCAAAAGGTTAGAAGATGATTACCAATGAGTTCGACACGCACGACGACAAGTACACCATCCGTTCATTCGGCAACGGTTGGGCATACGAGGTTATCCACAATGCCACCAACGAAAGCCTGTGGTTCCAAGACCATGACGCAGACCAACTGCGCACCGACACCGCCAACTTCGAGGACACCTGTGCCCTTGACCAACACTTTGAATGCTTGGAGGGCTGAGCCATGACACCATTTCTTTACATCATCGGCACTGCGCTTGCCATTACTTTCACCCTGTTCGGTTGGGGTGGCGACGGCATCGTTCACAAACTCCTCCTCATCTTGGGGGGCCTGTACTTCGGCTTCATCATCACCGAAGCCCTCAACTATGACGAAACCAAATAACACAAGGGGATAACAATGTTAGACAGCAACTGGAGAGAATGCACCGACTGCGGCGATGACGTCCACATCGAACGCTGGTCACTTGGCTACCGAGTCTGCCTATTCTGCGGCGAAGACCGCGCCAAGACCGAGCGCATGAGCTGGACTGTGATTCAAGAATACGGCAAGGGTAATTATCAGTTCGTTACACCTACTAACGCATTCGCAACACTCAAGAACACTAACCAGAAGCACACCCGAGGAGAGATGACATGACAAGACAAACAACAAACAAACTGTGCGAGCTTGCCGAGGAGGGAGTGTTGTCGTGGGAGACCATCGCCAAGGCTTGCCTTGTGTATATGAGCGAGGCCGATGTGAAAGACATGGCCGAGTGTGAGGGGTTCATTGAAGTTGAGGAGAGCAACGATGACTGAGCACGACTACGAGAAAGCATTGAAGCTGATTGCGGCGGTGGAGATTGACCTGCGCCGATTCTTGATGCGCCCATCCGAGTACCAAGCAGAGTACTTGGAAGACACCCACGCCTGTATCACCGAGGCGATGAGCTTGTTGAATGTCGAGCCAACCGAGGAGGCATAACAATGTTAGACCAAACCATAACCATCGAAATCAAGGACGTGTACGGACAGGCCAAGGTCTACCCAGTATGCGACCGAGCCAAGATATTCGCAGGCATCGCAGGGACAAAGACTCTGCTACCACCGGACATCGAGCGTATCCAGCTACTTGGGTACAAGGTAGCAATCAAACCACGGGAGTTGAGCGTATGAAAACAAATGAACTGACAAGACACGCCCTTAACTGGGCGGTGGCAAAGTGTGAGGGCGTTGAGTTGTATTCAGGGCCGCGAGATAACAACCCTGCGTACAAAGCAAACTGGGTGCGGCGCAAACATGGTGATTTATATCAACCATCAACCGACTGGGCGCAAGGTGGGCCGATTATTGAGCGGGAGAAGATTGATGTGTTTTGTTCAGGTGTTGTATGGGATGCAAGCACAGGAGATAGACACCCAAATGTAGTTTGCGCAGGAAAGACACCACTCGAAGCCGCCATGCGGTGCTATGTGGCAAGCAAGCTCGGCGATGAAGTCGAGATACCAGAGGAGTTGAGCTTATGACTGGCTGGCTTTGTTTCTTTGCGTGGATTTTTTCGCTGGGTGCTGAGACCCCAGTAGTTGTATCTGTGCTGACCTTCTTGGCATGGATGAATGAAATACTGTGAGGTGAACAAATGAGCGAAGGAATTCTTGTGAGAGGCAAGGATGGCAGGTTATGGATGCCAAGCGAGGAGTCCTTCAACACCCACGATTGTTGGAAAGATGCGGAAATCATCGCGCGTGGTGAATGGTGGGACTTGCACAAGATAAAAAATCTCGTGAATGACCAACGTGAATTGGAGGGTAACAATGTTAGCTAGGTATTACGTAACAGGATGGTGCGACAGGTTCAGCCAGTGGGTTGCCGAGAGCATCGTAGCGAACAACATGAAGCTGGCAAAGGAGAGGTTCAAGACTGCCAATCCATCGCTTAAGAAAATCAAGGCATACAAAACATTGGGAGGTGTGTGATGACATATGCAACAGTAACGGTAGAGGCCGAGGTCGATGTGGACTTGTCACAGTTTGATACCTCTGACTTGCTTGAAGAACTGAAGGAACGAGGCAAGGAAGGGCTGACCTTTGCGGACAACGAAGTGCTGACCAAAGCATGGCTGGCTGACCGAGAGGGACGCAAGGACGAGGCTTACGCAATCCTGCGTGAGTACATGTTGGACAAACTTAACAAGGTGGTGTGATGGGATACGCAACAGTAATGAATGTGCCAAGGATAATGAATCACAGGCACGCCAAGCAGGTATACGAGGTGGTCAAGCCGATTCGCGGGCGCTCGCCAGAGGTTCGACCATTGGGCAACAGGCGCGATGCCGACACGTACCAAATACGTATGAATGGGGATGATGTTGAGCTGGTCTTGTACAAGACTCCCGTGGTGACGTTCAAACCCGATAACACCGTAGAGCTACGCACTGCGGGGTGGAGTACTGTAAGCACAAGGCAGTTCATCAGCCGAGTGTTAGGCATAGGCACGCATGGAGAGATTGGCGAGAGCATCGTGACCATCGGTGGGCGCAAGCACATCCTGCCAAGCGGGAACGAGTGCATGACTGTGCGCATGAACGACAAAGACCAATGGTGTTTAACGTCTGCTGTGCAAACCCATTTTGATTGGAAACTAAACCGTAAGGCCGCTAACAATGTTAGGGCTCGGTATGCGAAATTCATCGGCTACTTGGATGTCATCATGCGCCTACGCAAGGATGTGGAGGACGGTGGTATTGATGTTGCCTACGCCGAGTATGCCGAGGCGTTCGGAGAGCAGGAGAAGAAGAACTACTGGGGCAACGACACGTACAAGAGAGGTGGGCAGTGGGTGCGGGACGACATCACCTACGAAGAAGCAACCAATGCGTTCTTCAAGCTCATCACAAGCGGGGCGCACGATGACTTTTACAAGGCGTCGTTGATTCTGTTTGCGACAGCAGGTGGTGGGCAGATGAACATTGTCAGCGGGCGAGTCGTTCGCACACTGGAGAGCAGAGTGGACGACAGGCTGAACGAGGTGCTGTACAAATACCATTCGGACGAGGTGTTCGACAAGGTGGAGATGCCCGAGGGCAAGCTACCGAAGGGCAAGTACAAGAATTGGGTCAACAAGGAGTAAGACATGATTGAGTTATCTATTGGAGAGATTGCATTGTTTGTCTGGGCCGCGATAGCTACTGGCTACGCGCTTAAGTACAAGCATGAAACCAAGATGGCTGAGTTCGTACTGCGCAAAGTCATTGAGGACAAGAAGGTGCGCGACGACTTGGTTGCGCGGTGGGAGGAGTTCAACTCGCACATTGGGTAGGACTAGATGTCTTGACATATATGTAACATTGTGGTATACTATATGTTCAGTCAGAAATTTTTCGTGTGTTAGTTTTTTCAATCAGCCATAACAATGTTAGGCACATCAGGAGTATCAGAAATGTCAGAAGTTAAATTCGGTAAGACCATCACATTGAAGCAAGCCGCTTCGCTTATCCGTAGCAACCCCGAGACTCGGTTCTTGTTGCGCGGCGAGCCCGGCATCGGTAAGTCATCCCTGCTGGAGAACATCGCTGGCGAGTTGGGCTATGACCATGCGTATATTGACGTACCCAATCTCGACTTGGGCGACATTGCAATGCCTGTGATTGACCACGATACCAAGACCACACGGTATTACCCGAACGCTCGGTTCAAGTTGCATGAGAACAAGCCCATCGTCATCATGCTCGACGAGTACACCAAGGGCGCAGACCCAGTGAAGAACATGCTTCACCCCATGTTCGAGAAGGCCAACCCCCGACTCGGTGACATTGCACTGCACAAGCAGAACATCGTGTTCTTGACCGGTAACTTGACGACCGACGGTGTTGGTGACTCGTTGAAAGCGCACTCTCTGAATCGCTTGGTATCCGTAACCATCAGCAAGCCAGACGCTGAGCAATGGATTGAGTGGGCCATGAACAAAGGCATCGAGCCCGAGGTGATTGCGTGGGTGAATCGTTTCCCTCATGTGTTGGCAAGCTACACCGATGGTGGCCAGAACGACAACCCATACATCTACAACCCCAAGAAGCCACAGACTGCGTTCGTATCTCCACGTTCGCTTGAGACCGCCTCTAACATTGTTAGGACTCGCAAGGAGAACGACACCGACTCAGTGATTGCGGCGTTGACTGGCGCTATCGGTGAATCAGGTGCGCGTGACATGCAAGCGTACATCGAGTTCTCAGATCAGTTGCCAACATGGGAAGCGACCATTGCAAGCCCTAAGACTACGAAAGTACCAACAAGCCCCGGCGCGTGTGCCATTGTGGTGTTTGGCGCGATTGCACGTATGGACAAGGCGAGCATTACGCCTTTCATGGAATACCTTGAGCGGTTCGATGCCGAGTGGCAAGCTGTATTTGCCATTAACATAGCGAAAACACCGAGCAAGCAGTCCATCGCGTTCAGTTGCAAGGCGTTCGCCGATTGGGTTGCAAAAAACCAAGATTTGTTGTAAGAAAGGATTACAAATGGGAAGATTCGTGGACTTAACCAACCAGCGTTTTGGCAGGTGGCTTGTGCAATATAGAGACCCGAAAGGGAAGTACGGTAAGCCTGCGTGGGTTTGCCTGTGCGACTGCGGTAGCACGAGTGTTGTGGCGGGTAGCGCCCTGCGCATGGGTGAGTCCACGAGTTGTGGATGCTTTCAGAGGGAGCTGGCGGCGAAGAACCTTGGGAACACTGCACGTAAACACGGGCGGCACAACACACCAGAGTACTTTCGTTGGCTCAGTATGAAGTTGCGTTGTCAGCATCCAAGCCATCATGCGTTTCAAAACTACGGTGGTAGAGGCATCTCTGTATGTGACCGCTGGAATAAAAGTTTTGAGGCGTTCGTCGAGGACGTGGGGGAGAGACCCACACCCGAACACACCCTTGATCGGATTGACAACGATGGAAACTACGAACCAACAAATGTTAGATGGGCTACACGGCAAGAACAGGCCAACAACAGGAGAAACAACGTGAGGATTACACACAATGGGCAGACTAAAACATTGGCGGCATGGGCACGAGATATCGGTATCACCCCCGAAGGGGTGGCGTATCGAATCCAACACAACAAGCCGTTGCTGTGAAAGACAGAGACATCGAATTGGATAACGGTTGGGTTGTGCAAAGTGACACCAACCGCAGACTCCATGCGCTTGGGTACAGCGTAGGCGGGTACATCGACAAAGGTGTGCCGCACTATGTGTTGTATCGGAGACTCGGAGAGGCAGGAGTTAAGTTCGAGCGAGTGCATGAGTTCGATTCCGAGGAGGAGTTGCAACGCACAGTGAAGTTATTGATACCACCGGAGTACTAACAATGTTATACGCACCTGTGAGCAAGCGAGCGATGTGGATGCTGGCGTGGGGGGAGATTGAGTATCTTGAGAAGGAACTCAGACGAATCAACGCCAACTACCAACTAGGCGCAGAGCAACGGATGTTTGCATTCGGAGACCATCCTCAGTATCGGTTTGTCTTGATGAAGTGGAACCGTGACCCAAACACCTTTGAGAAGAAACGCGAGGAGGTGCTTGTGACCCACGATGTGCAACACATGGCATCGGTGTTGAAGATGCTGATAAGTATCGAGGACGACGATGAGCACAAAGAACATTACCTATAAAGAACTGCGGAAGATGTTGGACGACCCATACTTTGTGCAGTGGGTGACCACGTTCGACTCTACCAAAGGGAACTTGGAAGTGGTGGGTTTCTGTGTGCGTAGACACAAAACATGGGAGACCGTGTTTACACACGAGAGCGAGACTGTGTGTAGGAAAGTATGTGACATGTTAAATGAAGGGAGCTAACAATGGTTGAAGAACGTAAAGTACAGAAGGCCAAGATCACGTTGATGCGTAACCCCAAGTTCGCATTGCTGTCGGGCATATTGATGGTGGGCAAGACCAAGGTCATGGATGGTATTCCGACTGCGTGTACCAATGGGCGCGATGAAATCTACGGACGTGGGTTCGTGAAGAAGTTGCGCGACCAAGAGTTGAACTTCGTGGTGGCGCATGAGAACTACCACAAGATGTATCGACACTTGACCACATGGAGAAAGTTGCATGACGAGGATGCGAGCTTGGCTAACGCCGCTTGTGACTACGTTATTAACCTGAGCCTTAAAGACTTAGACCCCAACGAGCAAGTCATTGCAATGCCCCGCTACACCGATGGCGAGATGAAGGGTAAAGGCATGGGCTTGGTTGATGAGCGGTTCCGTGGCATGAATGCCAAGCAGGTCTTCGACATTCTCAAGCAGGAGAAGGAGGAAGGCGGTGGTGGCAATGGCGATGGTGAAGGCGATGGTGGGTTTGACGACCACGACTGGGACAGTGCCAAGGATATGCCCGAGGAGGAGAAGAAGGAGTTGGCGCGGGAGATTGACCAAGCCATCCGTCAAGGCATCATGGCGCGTAACAAAGTCGCGGGAACTGGTGCAGATGGCGCAGACCGCGAGCTTGCCGAATTGCTTGAGCCAAAAGTTAATTGGCGTGAGGTGTTGCGTGACTTCGTGAAAGCCACATGCAATGCCAAGGACGCATCGTCATGGCGCAAGGTTAACCGTCGGTTCTTATCGACAGGCACGTACATGCCGTCGCTGATCGGTGAAAAGGTCGGGCACTTGGTCGTGGCTGTGGATACGTCCGGCAGTGTAGGCAACGATGAGTTGGCTGAGTTTCTATCCGAGGTCAAAGGTATCGCGGAGGAGGTCAACCCTGCCTGTGTGGACTTGTTGTACTGGGGTAGCAGTGTGGTGGCGCATGAAACCTATGGCGATGGAGAGGCATCTAACATTGTTAGCTCAACTCGACCAGTAGGCGGCGGTGGCACAAGCCCAAGCTGTATCTCTGAGTATCTCAAGGAGAAGAACATTGCACCCGAGTGCGTCATCATCTTGACCGATGGCATGGTGGGCGGTGACTGGGGTAGCGAGTGGACTGCACCTACGCTGTGGTGCATTGTCGGTGACTACTTCGATGGCGAGGCCGACAACGGCAAGACCATTCACATCAAGGAGTGAACAATGAAACTGGGGAAGCTGGACTATTCCGTAAGCAGAGAGGAAGGCTTTGTGAAGATCAACTGGGAAGTTATGCCAACAGGCGTAGTCATGTTGGACGTACTACAAGACTGGATAGTAGAACTGCAAGACATCTACGACGAGCAATTTGGAAAAGTTTTTAACCAAGGGGAATCAAAATGAGTATCAGTGCATCAGCAGTGTTAGTGGAATTGAACATCAGTGTGTGGCCTGCATCGAAGATTGATCGGGAGGTTACCGACAAGGTGAACACGGACGCATCAGCGGTACGTGGTGCATCGCAGACCAAGAAGAATCTGTTTGCGGGTACGTCACTACGCAAAGACATCGAGAAGTTTGCGGCGCGGGTTCGCCTGTATCACAACCAGCACACGTTGCCGTGGGCTGACAAGGGTGAGCGCATGTTGCCGACCAAGTTGTTCATGGAGTACAAGCAGACCATGAATGGGTTCGAGCAGACGTTCAACATGATGTGTCAGAACTTCTTCTTGGAGTACCCACGCCTTGTTGCCGAAGCCCCTACCAACTTGGGCACGATGTACAAGCCCGAGGACTATCCCGACCTTGAGGATGTGAAGTTGAAGTTCGGGTTCCGTCGAGCGGTCAACCCCATGCCTGAGTCTGGCGACTTTCGCTTAGACATTCCAGCGAATGACTTGGAGGAGATGCGCAGCGAGTTCGAGGTGAAGTCCAACGAGCGACTGGCCGATGCCATGCGTGAGCCTTGGAAGCGACTGCACAAAGTGTTGACCGACATGTCGGAGAAGCTGACCGACGTGGATGGCGACGAGGCCAAGAAGCGTTACCACGACTCTCTTATCAGCAACCCTATTGAGCTGTGTGAGCTGTTGACCAAGCTGAATGTAACCAACGACCCCAAGTTGGAGGAAGCACGTAGGCAGTTAGAGCTAACAATGTTAGGGGCTGACATCGAGAACATCAAAGAGTACGCAGACTCTCGTAGCGAATTGAAGTCCAAGGTGGATGCAATTCTTGACAAATTTACATGGTAAGGGGGAAACATGACAACACAAGACCTGCATGACACCAGCAAATTCTTAATGGATTTGCACTTTATCCAAGCTAACGCAATCGTAGGAGCTGAGTTGCAGGGTAACAAACAGGCGATCAAGTATATGAAGCGGATTGCTGAACTGCGGGAGTTAATTAAATTGGAAGTTGGAATCAAGGAGAAAACTAAATGAACGTATTAGAAATGAACAACTTGGAACTTGACGAGAAGCTGACAAAGCGCGTGGCAAATGAGCCCGACTTTAAGATGGCGGGTGTCATATCCATACTTGAGCCGGTTGTATTGCGCTTGGCAACACTCAATCCATTGTGGCGATTCGTAGTGTTTGACTACCACTACCGCTTCGGGGGTAACTGCCTTGCAAGTGCATTCCGTGTGTATGACCAAGGCGAGGAGATCGGGCGCATCGGTCGTACCCATCGTGGCCAAACAGAAGTTATCGCTATCTCCAACGACCGTATCAGTAACCAGCGTACACGCGCAAATGCGTACATGACTGCGGATGCGGACAAGGCTGTCTTGAAAGCCAAGAAGCTGTTCTACAAACTCAAGCCCGACGAGCGAATGAAGGATGCCATGTCTAAGGCGCAGACAGTCATTGACAACCAAGTACATCGCAAGAACAGAGATAAGCGTGACCACACGTCGAGACTGCGGGATGTGGCGTTGGAATTCATATCCACTGACGAGGGCATGTTGGCGTTCGTAGGCTGGGTCAAGACATTGACGGGGAGCCAGCAAGCGCCGATCCACAAGTCGATGAATGAAATGGCACGCCTGTCCGATGAACTGATTACGATAGAAGACGTAAGGAAGAAGTACGGCGACAGCAAGGCGGCATTGGTAGTGCGCGACGGTGGAAAATATCTTGTGCGACTACTTGACAGTGTACAGTTGTATGACGATACTACGCTCCCCGATGAGATGAAGGGCAAGCTAGGTATGCTCAAGCTAGTGGAGGCCGAGCACTTTATCACGAACATCGGTTGCCGTATCTCAGATGAAGTGTTTGTGTTGTTGATGAACGAGGAGGTCTAACAATGTTAGATGTGATGGCTTTGATTGCGGTGCTGTTCATTGGCCTTGGCCTTGGCGGTGTGGTGATAGCAGTGTTCTTGTATGCACTTGACAAGATGCAAAACGGAGGTAGGAAATGATTCTCGACCCAGAAGACGAAGCGTTCAACGAGATTGAACGACAAGCACAGCAACGCAAGGAAGCTGTGAAGGCCTCAGTATCCCTTAACCCATACCGAGCCCAAGTCATCGAGGAAGTGGCACAGCACATCGAGAAGATGACGGTGTTTGGTAAGGACACAGTTGACAGTTTTGCGATTTATATCAGGGGAATGAAATGAGCTGGAAAGATTTGACGGTTAAATACATCAAAGAGCTGATGAAGCCAAAGCCAATCAGCGAGATCATCGAGAAAGAAATGCGCGAGGCCATCATCAAAAAGTTGGAAGCTGAGAGTGCTGTGGAATACGCAAGGTCAATCGTGACCTACAACCAGCAACGTATTGAGCGGCTGGAGAAGCGGCTGTATGAACATTCAGATGGAGATGGACGTGATTAGCAGAATCATTCTTTTGAGCGCGGTGGTTGGGTGGAGTGGTATTAACCTGCTACCCGCTACTGCGGAACCTATAAAGCCTTTGACTTCAGCGCAGTTGCAAGCCAAGGCCAAACAAAAGTCAGTGAGCAATGTGTGCAAGGGCAAGAGGAAAAGCAAGACAGTTAAAGAGATGTGCAGACGCTGGGAGGAACAAGCATGATTGAAGCAAGAGAAATTGATGGTGAGTTGTGGATAAAAGCATCAGACCATCATCGAGCCATTGCAGAGTTGAAAAGCCAAGAGCCTGTGGCGTTTCTTGCAAACGCTATGCGTTTCAAACTGAGTTTTGATAGCGAAGGAAAGGTCAACTGTTTTTGGAATCAAAAAGAACTTGGTGGTCGATGGGTTGCTTTGGTTGCGGCAGAAGATGATTGTCATTTAAAGCTCACCCACCCACCACAGCGCACATGGGTAGGGCTGACGGATGAGGAAATTGACAAGACACACGAAACACAGGTTTGGGATGCAAGGCGAAGCTACGCCCGAGCCATTGAAGCCAAACTCAAGCAAAAGAACGGCTTTGCCGAGGAGAAGAACACATGAGCGAAATTAAAACAGAAATAAAACGCAACACAGATGGTAGCTACACCATTACGGACGCACACTCGACCGCAGACGTTGTTCGATGGTTGTTGACACAAGACGACAAAGAAACAATCCTGTATTTACTTGGTGATAAACAACAGCGCACATGGGTAGGGCTGACGGATAAAGAAGCGCAATGGCTTTACGACAACTGCCGAACACCTAGTAATTTGATTGATATGGTGGAAGCCAAACTCAAGGAGAAGAACAATGCTTGAAGCAATCAGAACATTTTTTGGCAGGGTGCGTGGGCAACACCGAGAGAAACAGACCATTGTGGTTGAGGGTGAGTTGTACCGATGCACCAAGTGCAAGTTAATTTTTATAACCAAATCAGCAGGGGAGCAACATGAGTGCAGTGAGCGCGTTTAATTGGAAAGAGTACACCGATCAAGAGATCGCACGTAGAGGCGACCCATTCAAGGACATCAAACGCAATGCGGCCATCAGTGCCAACATGACCGAGGGCTTGAACAAGATTCGCAAAACAAACCCAAGCCACGGCACGATCTTCGGCATAACAGAGAAGAACATAAGCACCAGAGCACCGGACATGATGGAGAAGAAACGTGCCAAGACCAAAAAGCGAGCTGACTAAAAACGGCAAAACCATAGGCGTTCGTTTAACTCCGAGCGAGTATGAGGAGTACGTAAAACTTGGCAAGAGCAAATGGGTGCGAAAGCTTTTACGAGAAAGCAAAGACAAGAGGACAAAAAATGCAAGTATGTAAAGGGTGTGGAGCCCCAATCCTGAGCGGCGACAACTGCAAGTTCTGCGGTGCGTCACAGGTTGAAGAGCCAAAACAAAAACGGAAAGGGCGGGGTCTTGGTAAGAAGCCCAGCCTTTTCAATACGAGCTTGCGTCTATCGAAGGAGGTGATGGATTACTTCAACACCCACCATCCGTATACAAAGCAAGCCAAGATTCGTGAAATTCTGACCGAGTATGTAAACAGCCAACAGCAAGGAGCTAACAATGGCAACAGCAAGTAAAGTTCGTAAACTCACCCGCGCCGCAAAGATGCGCGAGTACTTCACCGCCAACCCAACAGCTACTGTGACAGCCGTAGCCAAGAAGTTCAAGACCACGTACCAGATCGCGTACATGTGCAAGAAAGGGATGGTAGAGAACGCAGTGAAGGACGCTGAGCGTATCTACGAAATTGGCAAGGGGCGCAAGCAACCCAAACAAAAACTTGCGCTTATCAGTGGAACCCCAACCTACATCACAATGGTTGAGCCGCGACCTGACCCGGTAAATCATCCTACTCATTACAAAGTAGGTGGAATCGAGACCATCGACTTCATCGAGGCCAAGGGCTTGACGTATCATTTGGGCAATGCCGTGAAGTACATCACTCGCGCCGACCACAAAGGCAATCGACTGCAAGACTTGGAGAAAGCCCGTTGGTATCTTGATCGGGAGATCGGCAACTTGAGCGAGAAATTGGCCACACAAAGTATCCAACAACTGTAATCTGAGGGGGGTAAGCATAGATTGAGGACGACCTAGCTGGCAGATGTGATGGTGTCTTTGTGGGTGGGGTTCCCCCCTAGAGTATTAAGCCCCACTCAATCCCCTGACGTGACGGAGGGCACGTAATCTGCCAACCCTCCACCCTTAACATTGTTAGGGTAAATCCTGAGCCACCTGCGGGTGGCTTTTTTTCGTCTGTACTTGACAATGTCCAACGGTGTGTTATAGTGATGGCTTGAAAAACAACTGGAGGATTAGCGGCATGACTTTTCATTTGACCCCAATCGTTTTGAACGATGGTGATTGGCTTAACGAATGCCCATACTGCAAGGGCAACAACTTACACCAATCAGACGTATCCGTATACAACCCCGCCAACGCGCGAGTTGAGTGGCAAGTCAACACCGAGAAAAGCAAAATCACTACCCAAACACAAGTTACGCATGTGTTGACCAACGGCACGGTGACTACTACAACGGTTGATGCAGATGCTACAAGCAACCCGAGCCCAGAGCGCCAAGGCTTGACCATAGATTTTTGGTGCGAGACTTGCGAAAACAAACCCGTCTTAGCCATATTCCAGCACAAGGGAATAACCTTCATGGGTTGGAAATAATGGCAACCACCCCTGAGTCCAAGGTCAAGGCCAAGATCAAAAAAATCCTGAAAGACAACGGCGTGTACTACGCCATGCCTATTGGTACAGGCTATGGCAATTCAGGAGTCCCCGACTTTCTTTGCTGTGTAAACGGAAACTTCCTTGCGATTGAAGCCAAGGCAGGCAAGGGCACGACCACAGCATTGCAAGAAAAGAATCTTCGAGAAATAAAAGAGGCAGGTGGCACAGCCGCTGTGATCGCCGAAGCCCAACTCGAATACCTTGAGCAACTTATCCAACTGATGAAACAATGAAGGAGCTAACGATGGCTGAATTATCCGCAGGTGTACGTGCGCTGGTAGGGCGAATGGAGTCCAACCCCAGTGAGTTCTATGGCAGTGCAGACAAATGGCATTTCATGTTCTCTGCCAACTTCCGCGATGTGTTGACCGAGCCCGAGAAGGGCGCACTGCACGAGGCGCTGAAAGAAGTCCGACGCAAAGAGTTCGACGAGAAAGTCATGCGCGAGCTTTTGAAGGACAACATGGAAGAGCAGTTGTTGAAAAACACCCCTTACTTCACCAATGTGCAGATTGGCAACGGTGGGATAGGTATGAGCGGGTCAAGTGTGACTGCGACTGCTGTTGGGTATGCCCACGATACCGACAGCTTCAAGGCGGCAACCGCATCACCGAGTCTTTTCAAATGAGCGAGTTCTGTGCGGGGGTAAAAATCCTACTAGAGCGCATGAAGTCCAACCCCGAGGACTTTGAATTGCTTGAATACGATGCGTCTTTAATGCACGGCATCAAAGGCAGGTTCTACGAATTTGCTCAAGCTGTTGAGGGAATAATCTTGGGTAAAACCGACAAAGACAGGCCGTGGAAAGACTGGCAGTACTTTACCGAGGAGGAACGCCAAGCTTTGATTGCTGGGTTCAAGGAAATGAAGCGAGCCAAGTTTGACAAGGGAATCATGGAGCGAGTATTTGATGAGAAATACATTGACCGTCAACATGAGGAACTACAAAAAGCTAGACAACCTATGTATTACCACCCCTCACATCAACCACCGCCAGTTCACCCGTTACAGCAGGGTACTTTCGTAACTACAACCGACAACACAAGCGGGACGTTTTTAGGTTCTCTTGGTCTTGGGGGCATTTTCAAATGAACATCATCACGATTGACTTTGAGACAGCCTATGGCGGTGACCTTGGGTTTGCCAAGCAGACCACGGAGGAGTACATCCGTGACCCACGCTTTGAGGTTATTGGTGTTGCGGTACAGGTAAACGATGGCGAGCCGGTGTGGTTCAGCGGTACACATCAAAAGATGTGGGACTTCCTGAACAAGTACGACTGGAAAAACTCCCTTGCGCTTGCGCACAACGCGCCGTTCGACGGAGCCATCCTGAATTGGAAGTTTGGCATGACCCCCAAGGGTTGGCTGGACACGCTGAGTATGGGTCGGGCGCTTCATGGTACGAACGTAGGCGGGAGCCTCGCGGTTCTGGCCCAACACTACGGCATTGGGGAGAAGGGCACTGAGGTGCTCAACGCCATCAATAAGTTCCGCAAGGACTTCAACAAGGAAGACTTGGCACGGTACGGCGAGTACTGTAAGAACGATGTGAAGCTGACGTGGGATTTGTTCGGACACATGAGCCAAGGGTTCCCGAAGATTGAGCTACGGCTGATTGACCTGACTGTGCGCATGTTCACCGAGCCAGTGTTGCAGTTGGATACAGAATTGCTGGAAGTGCATTTGGAGGCGGAGAAAGAACGTAAAGCCCAGTTGTTGAAAACTTTTGACAAAGACACCTTGATGAGCAACCCACAGTTTGCTGACCTGCTGGTATCGCTTGGTGTACAGCCCCCAATGAAAAAGAGCCCAACCACTGGCAAACAGACCTTTGCGTTCTCTAAGACGGATGAGGAGTTCAAGGCCCTGCTCGAACATGAAAATACAGCAGTGCAAGCAGTGGTCGCGGCGCGGCTGGGAACGAAGTCCACGATTGAAGAGACCCGCACCGAGCGGTTCATTGGGATTGCCTCCCGAGGGCCAATGCCAGTTCCCCTACGCTATTACGCCGCCCACACTGGACGCTGGGGTGGTGACGACAAGATCAACTTACAGAACTTGCAACGCACATCGCCTTTGAAGATGGCAATCCTTGCGCCCTATGGTGACGTGATGATTGACTCAGACTCATCGCAGATTGAAGCGCGGACGCTGGCATGGCTGGCTGGACAGGACGACTTGGTGGAAGCATTTGATAGGGGTGAGGATGTATACAAGATCATGGCATCGGCTATCTATGGCAAGGCTGTTGAAGCGATTACCAAAGACGAGAGGTTTGTCGGTAAGACGACAATCTTAGGTTGTATTTCCGAGGGAACGCTGGTATTATCCGACTCAGGGTGGAAGCCTATCGAGCAGGTTTCCTTGGACGACAAGTTGTGGGACGGGGAGGAATGGGTATGCCATCAAGGATTACAGAACAGCGGCATCAAGGAAACATTGAATCTTTGCGGGATGTGGTTAACACCAGACCACAAAGTGTGGTCAGGGACACAGTGGTTGGAAGCGCAATCTCTGGTGCAAGACGCAAGTACCCTCTCCCAAGTATTGGACACCGCAGTGGAAAACTTACCGTTACAGGCTACCTTTGCGGACAGAGGGGAGGCGTTGCTTCGCTTGTCGTCAGGTGTGAGTGCCGACCCGATGAGTACAGCGTGGACGTGCATAATTTCAAGTATTTCAAAAGCACGCGCTGTCCGCTTTGTGCCAAAGCTGCTTCAAACCAAAAACGGTACTGGGTGTATTCGCACGCAATGGCCGACGACGGGCACAGAACCAGACTACTCAATCGACTGGCTGCTGCCATCACAAGGTGTCACACCGCAACCAACAAAGCATATTCTCACTATGGGGGGCGTGGCATATCGGTGTGGCCCAAATGGAGAGAAGATCGAGCTTCGTTTCTTCGATATGTGCAAACGCTTGAAGGCTGGGATGTCCCGAGTTTTGAAATGGACAGGATTGACGTTAACGGCAACTACGAGCCAGACAACATCCGATTCGTTTCTCGAAGTGACAACCTTAAAAACAAACGTCGAGTCGCCAACCTTGAGGCGCAAATTACAGACTTACGATCTCGCTTACGCAGGGCCGAGGAATCGTTACATGGTGTTAACAGCACAAGGGCCGATGATTGTTCATAACTGCGGCTACGGCATGGGCGCGGCAAAGTTTATGGCGCAACTTAAGAATTTTGGTGTTGAAGTGTCGCTTGAAGAAGCGAAGCGAATCATTGATACGTATCGAAGTACTTACCCGAAAATTACTGCACTATGGAAAGCTGCGGCGAACGTCCTCCCCGCAATTATCAGCGAGCAAACGACGGCGTTTGGGCGGGACGACATCCTCAAGGTAGATGGCAAGGACGGCATCCTGCTACCCAACGGACTGCGCTTGAAGTACCCCAACCTGCGCCAAAAGGTGGACGAGGAAAGCGGCAAGGTCGAGCTTGTGTACGACACCAAGAAAGGCAAAGCCATCATCCCCAACCGAATCTATGGCGGCAAGGTGATTGAGAACGTATGCCAAGCCCTTGCACGTATCGTGATAGGCGAGCAGATGCTGATGATCGCCAAGAAGTACCGTGTGGTGATGACTGTGCATGATAGTGTGGGGGTGATAGCACCCGAGGCCGAGGCTGAAACAGCTAAGGAGTACGTTGAATTGTGTATGCGTATCCGCCCGTCGTGGGCACCCGAGCTACCGCTGAACTGCGAAGCAGGGTATGGCAAATCTTATGGAGACTGTTAATGAGAAGAATGCTTAAAAAATTTTTGCAATGGGTGATGGCGGCAGACAGAGAAGAAATTACAACGGGGCCTATTTCGATTGAAGATTCCCACAATCCTTCCCAACCTGCGTTTCGACTTGGTGTGATTGCCGCATCAAATGGACGTATCTTGGAAATGTCCACGTACAAGCGCAATCCCCACGGCCCTGACTGGACGGCTGAGTTGTTTATCGTCCCCGAAGACCAAACGCTTGCTCAGTGCATCACAACAATCCTAACCGTCAAAGGACTCACATGAGTATCGTCTGGTCGTTCAGTAGCCTGAAAACATTTCAGCAGTGCCCCAAGAAGTACTATCACACCAAGATAGCCAAGGACGTTGTTGAGCCTGACACAACGGCAACGCTGTACGGCAAGACTGCTCATACCGTAGCAGAGGAATACATCCGTGACGGCAAGCCAATCCCGCCCCAGTTCGAGTACATGCAGGGCACACTGGATGCGCTGAACCAACTGGAGGGTGACAAGCTGTGCGAGGTGAAGCTGGGCTTGACCAAGGACTTGGAGGCTTGCGATTTCAGTGCCCCCGATGTGTGGTGGCATGGCATCGCCGACTTGGTTGTGCTCAACGAGGAAAAGGGTCTTGCCTACTCTGCCGACTACAAGACCAGCAAGAGCGCACGGTACGCCGATACCAAGCAACTTGACCTTGTGGCGGTGGGTTTGTTCGCCAAGTTCCCTAACATTGTTAGGGTGAAGTCAGCTCTGATCTTCACGGTAAGTAAAGAGTTTGTAAAAGCTGAGCACCACAGAGAGATGGTGCCGAAGTACATACAAAAACCCGCCCAAGATGTTGCAAGAATCGAGGCGGCATTGGAGAATGGGGTGTGGAATCCCAGCAGTGGGCCACTGTGCAAGTTCTGCGCAGTCAAGCAGTGCGAGTACAACAGGAGCTAACGATGACAGACGAAGAAAAACAAGCGGCAGAGGCGTACATCAAGTTGCATGATGATGTGCGGCAGTTGATTGTGGATACGGTCTACAAAGAACTGCAAACTTATGGGGGTCTAATACAAAATCAAGTTAAAACCGCAGTACTGATTAGCCCTGAAATGGAACAAAGGGTCAAAGACATTGTAAGAAACCAAATGCAGAAATACTAAGGAGGCATCATGCCGTACGTGAACAAACCCCGACCCTACAAAAAAGAATATGAACAACAAAAAGCAAGAGGAGAAGCCGATGAACGGCTCGAACGCCAACGTGCAAGAGAAGCAATCGACAAGAAAAGCGCCGACCGAAACAAAGATGGACGCGCTGACGTGCGCGAAGGAAAAGATGTTGCACACATCAAAGCTCTATCTAAAGGTGGCTCCAACAAGAATGGGGTCAAGCTTCAATCACCATCGGCCAACCGCTCATTCAAGCGCGGCTCAGATCACAAAGTAGTATCAGAAGTCAGTACCAAAGAACGAAAGAAAAAATGAATCTATCAGAGTATTCGTGGCCTCGTCCTCACGGGTTCACGCCGTTCGATCATCAGAAGATTACCGCCGATTTCCTTGTAAGCAACCGCAAAGCATTTTGCTTCAACGAGCAGGGTACAGGCAAAACAGCATCAGTGATTTGGGCAGTTGACTACCTCATGGAAGTCGGGCTCGTCAAACGAGTGTTAGTGATTTGTCCGTTGTCGATCATGAAGTCGGCATGGCAACAGGACTTGTTCAAGTTTGCAATCCATCGCACAGTATCCGTTGCGCATGGCGCGGCGAAGAAACGCAAAGAGATCATCAACGCCGGTTCAGAGTTTGTCGTCATCAACTTTGATGGCGTGGGTATCGTCAAGAAAGAAATCTTGGCTGGCGGCTTTGACCTAATCGTGGTGGACGAAGCCTCGGCTTACAAGAACGCGCAGACCGAACGCTGGAAAGACTTGCGTGACCTGACCAAACAGATCAAAGGCTTGTGGATGCTCACCGGTACACCGGCGGCTCAAGCGCCTACGGATGCTTACGGATTGGCAAAGCTGGTCAACCCCAAGAATGTGCCCCTGTTCTATGGGCAGTTCCGAGATCAAGTCATGACCAAGGTCAGCATGTACCGTTGGCTGCCCAAGTCCAACGCACAGAACATCGTACACACCGCATTGCAACCCGCCATTCGGTTTGAGAAGAAGCAGTGCCTTGACCTGCCGCCCCTGACGTTTGTCAGTCGTGATGCGCCGATGACCCCCCAGCAGATCAAGTACTACAACGTGCTCAAGAAGCAAATGCTGATCGAGGCCGACGGCGAAGAAATATCGGCGGTCAACGCCGCTGTGCAGATCAACAAGCTGTTGCAGATTGCAGGTGGTGCCGTATACACAGACACCGGAGAGGTACTGGAGTTCGATGTATCCAGTCGGCTCAACGTGGTGCAGGAAGTCATCGACGAGTCAAGCCAAAAGGTGCTGGTGTTCGTTCCGTTCACGCATACGATTGAGCTACTCCAAAAGCATTTAGAGAAGGCTGGCATTCTTTGCGAAGTCATCAATGGCTCAGTGCCTGTCAACCGCAGGTCAGAGATTGTCAAGGACTTCCAAGAGCAACCGCATCCCAAAGTTCTCATCATCCAACCGCAAGCGGCCTCCCACGGACTTACCCTAACCGCCGCCGACACAATTATTTGGTACGCTCCTTGTACCAGCGTAGAAACATACTTGCAAGCCAACGCACGAATTGACCGCCCCGGTCAAGTCAACCCAATGACCATCGTGCATATCACAGGTAGCCCAGTAGAGGCCAAGATGTATGGAATGTTGCAAGGCAACATCACCAACCACAACAAAGTGATTGATTTGTACCGTCAAGAAATTTCTTCCGAGACCACTTGACAATGTACAATTCTGTGATAGACTAATTCAAAAACCACAAGGAGCTAACGATGATGGACGATGAAGTTCAGGGAGAACATCCCGCTATTCCACTCGATCAACTTGCCGCGATCTACATCAAGATTCGTGATGCCAAGGACGATCTCACTCAAACCTACAAATCAAAAGTCGCTGATCTCGATGAGCAGATGGGCGTACTTGAGACACAGATGCTGGACACCTGTAAAGAGCAGGGCATTGACAGCATCCGCACAAAACACGGCACGATCATCCGTTCGGTTAAGTCACGGTACTGGACGAATGATTGGGATTCGATGTACGACTTCATTAAGGAGCACGGTGCATTTGGCCTGTTAGAGAAACGACTTCATCAAACAAACATGAAGGACTTTCTTGCTGAGAATCCAGACGTTCTGCCGAGAGGCTTGAATGTCGAAAATCAATACACCGTGGTAGTTAGACGTTCTAAGGAAAAATGAAAATGAGCAACATCACATTGTTGAACCAAGACCTCCCCGACTTCCTGCAAACCGCTGGGGTCAGTGATCTTACAAAGCAACTCGCTGGCAAGACTGGCGTAAAACGAATCGTCCCCAAAAACGGAATCTTCCGTAAGGTCGTGGGCGGTGAAGAGATGGGCAAGGTCAAAGGCAACTTGAATGTTGTCATTGTGAACGCCTCTCCCAAAGTCGGTCGCATCTTCTACGCTAAACAGTGGAGCCCTGATGCCGAGCCAACTGCACCTGACTGCTTCTCCAATGACGGCGCTTCGCCTGATGCGGGGTCAGCCAACAAGCAATCCGACCGTTGCGACACATGCGCACAGAACATCAAAGGTTCAGGCATGGGCAACTCAAAGGCTTGCCGTTACAGCCGCCGTATCGCTATGGTGCTGGAAGAGGACTTCGGTACTTCTCTGCAAGGTGAGGTCTACCAACTGAACTTGGCTTCTAAGTCACTGTTCGGCGATAGCGTTGGTGACAACACCCATCCGTTTGAGAGCTACACCAAGTACTTGTCCAACAACGGCAAGAGCTTGGACTACGTTGTTACCCAGTTGAGCTTCAACGAGGACAATGACAACCAATCCATCCTGTTCACCCCTGTGCGTTTCATCAACAAGGGCGAGTACGAGATCACCAACAAAGCTGCTGTTCTTCCCGAAGTGCAGAAGATGGTTGTGATGACACCGTACCAAGCCGATGTATCAGGTCGTGCGCCTAAGCTGGAAGCCCCAAAAGCTGAAACGCCCAAAGCCGCCGCACCTGCCGCTGACGCAGTGGAGGAACCCAAGAAGCGCGAGTCTAAGAAAGCCGCCGAGCCAGCACCCGCTGGTAAGAAGGACTTGGGCTCAGTCGTGGCCGCATGGACTGACGAGGACTGAACATGAGCTACGGTTACAGCCAAAGTTTGGTTGAGGCGAATAAACGCGCTGATGCCACATCTCTTGGCGTAGCCTTGGGTCGTTTATGTATCGAACGTGGTATCCCTGTCACTGAGGTGGCAGGGGTATTCAAAGTAAGCCGAGCAACGGTCTACAACTGGTTTTGGGGGCAGGTCACGCCAAACCGAAGCCACAACGAACTCATTGAACGATTCATCGCACGTCACAAAAAGCGCAAACTGGGGTAAAAATGTCATTCGACCTACTCGATACCGTACTGCCTACGGATGGGCGGTACTGCATTATCGGGATTGGGAAGTACGTAGATCAACGATTCGCAGACACAAGGGAAGAAGCCGAGACACTCATTCAGAATTTTGTATCTCAGAAAGTCAATGCGTTCTTTGGGTGCGCCAAGTTTGGCCCCCTGAATGACAGGACTCACGAGAACGTAGTATCTGTCCGCGCACTGTGGATGGACATAGACTGCGGCCCCACCAAGGGCGTACCGAATTCCAAGGGGAAGATCGAAGGCTACATCGACCAGCAAACAGGGCTGGCCGAGTTCCAAAAGTTTTGCAAAGCAGTCGGCCTACCAAAGCCCATCCTAATCAACTCCGGCAACGGAATACATGCGTACTGGCTGATTGAAGAGACGCTGACCCGCAATCAGTGGGAGCCTCTTGCCAAGCGGTTGAAGCAACTGTGCAAAGAACAGAACCTGATCGTTGACGAGAAGGTGTTTGAAGCATCGCGTGTACTGCGTCCACTGGGCACATTCAATTTCAAAGCCGACGAGCCAAAGCCTGTTGAGGTTTGGAACGAACACACCACCCCGCTGACGTATGAGCAGTGGAGAGCATTGCTTGGCGCACCCGAGCCAAAGGTCGAGGAAGACAAGCCCGACTTCGTGCCATCTGCCATGAGCCCCATGATGGAAGCATTGATGGGCAACAAGGTCAAGAAGTTCAAGACCATCATGATGAAGGGCGATAACGGCTGCGCCCAACTGAACTACGTGTTCCAGAACCAAACCGAAGTAGATGAGCCGCTGTGGGTATCAGCCCTGTCGATTCCTGCTTTCTGCGTAGATGGAGACAGAGCGGCGCACAAGCTGTCAGACCAGCACCCCGAGTACGACCCCGATGAGGTGGACAACAAACTCAGGAATATCCGCAAGCGCGGTGGCCCGCACCACTGCACGACATTTGAAGAGCGTAACCCCGGTGGTTGCGATGGATGCCCACACAAAGGCAAGATCACTTCACCTATTGTGCTCGGCACAGAGATTCAAGAAGCCGACGATGAAGACAACGAGGTTGTTGTAGAGACCGAAGTTGGCGAAACCAAGTATCAGATTCCTGAGTACCCATTCCCATTCTTCCGTGGCAAGAAAGGCGGCATCTATGTGCGCCCACCAGAGGACACCGAAGAAGAACCCAAGATGGTCTATGAGCATGACCTGTACGTGGTCAAGCGCATGAGAGACAAAGAGTTGGGCGAGATTGCGCTGTTCAGGCTGCACCTGCCCCACGACGGCGTAAAAGAATTTTCAATCACCACTGCGGCAATCTCCGCAAAAGACGAGCTACGCAAACAGCTTGCGCAACAGGGCGTGATGGCACACCACAAACAGTACGAGAACCTTGCCACCTACGTCATCACATCAGTTAAGAACTTGCAGTACACAAAGAAGGCAGAAACAATGAGAACACAATTTGGATGGGTCGAGGGAGACAGCAAATTTATCATGGGTGACAAAGAGATCACCAAGGACGGCACGTTTTACAGCCCACCGTCATCTACCACCGAGGCGTTCGCCGAGAAGATTCACCCCAAGGGTGACATGCAGGCATGGAAAGAGGTGTTCAATCTGTATGGGTTGGAGGGCATGGAGCCCCACGCATTTGGCGCACTGACAGCTTTTGGCTCGCCGCTCATGAAGTTCACCGGCTTGAAGGGCGCAATCATCAACGTGATTTATGAATACGCGGGCTCAGGAAAGTCCACCATCTTGCGTATGTGCAACAGCGTCTATGGGATGCCCGAAGAACTGATGGCGATTGAGAAGGACACGTTCAACGCAAAGATGCAACAGCTTGGCGTGATGAACAACCTGCCCAATACGATGGATGAGATCACCAACATGTCAGGCGATGAGTTCTCTGACATGGCGTACAGCATCAGCCAAGGCCGGGGCAAGAACCGAGTCAAGAGCCAGTCCAACGCTTTACGAGTTAACAACACATCTTGGCAGAACATGACCCTGTGCTCGGCCAACGCCAGCTTCCACGAGAAACTTGCCTCCGCAAAGAAATCCCCCGATGGTGAGTCCGTCCGTTTGCTGGAGTACAAGATTGAGCCCAACGACGTGATTGGCGTATCTCGGGGCAAGGAGATGTTTGACCACCAACTGAACGCCAACTACGGCCACGCTGGGGAAATCTACCTGTCATGGCTGGTGAACAACTTGGAAGAAGCCAAGGCGCTGGTGCTTAAGATTCAGGCCCGCCTCGACAAAGAAATCCAGTTCACTTCACGCGAACGCTATTGGTCCGCGACCGCCGCTTGCAACATCGCCGGAGGCATCATTGCCCACAGCCTTGGTCTGCACGACTTTGATATGAAGCGGGTCTACGCATGGCTCAAGCAGATGTTGGCTGAGATGCGCCACGAGATCAAACCTGCACAGGATTCCCCTGCCACTTCCTTGGGTGAGTTCATCAACGCCCACATCAACAACGCGCTGGTGGTCAACGGCGAGGTAGACGCAAGGAGCAATCTGGGGGCACTTCCATTACTGGAACCCCGTGGAGAGCTGCTGATACGCTACGAGCCAGATACTAAATGCCTGTACGTGGCGGCAAAGCAGTTCAAAGACTTCTGCGTCAAACAGCAGATCAACTACCGCAACATGCTCAAACAGTTGGGCGAACACAAGATTTACCTTGAGACCGTCAACAAGCGCATGTCCAAAGGCATGAAAGTCGTGGCTCCCCCTGTACGTGCGCTCATGTTCAACGCCGCCAATTCTGAGTTCTTGCGCATGGATGAGATACTGCCCGCCAATGAAGATCGAGACAGTAACGTACCAGCTTGATTGGTCTAAGTTCCGAGTCGGCTATTCGTTTTTTGTACCCTGCATAGACGAGAAGGCGGCAAGGAAAACCCTAGCGGCTGTTGCAAAACGGCTGAAAATTGAGATTGTTACGAAAGTTGTGATCGCAGACGGCGTCAAAGGACTGCGCGTCTGGCGGGTCTGAGATAAACTTTGGAGTGGAAGAGTTAGCTCCTTCCGATACTCCTTTGACCCCCCGCCTTGTGCGGGGGTTTTTTATTGGGCCATCAGCCGCTCACGCTCCAGCTTCTTCTCTGATGGTTCCAACAAGTCAAGCAGTTGCGGGTAGTATTTCTTGTCGATGGGCATACCACGGTCAGACTTCATCTTGCGCTCAATCTGCTTCTTGATGGATTGCTTGATGTTGTCCCCACCGATTGCGTCATAGGGGTTCCGGCTGTTGAACGTGAACACGTTGTTAAAAGCTTTCTCAACGTCCTCATCTGAGCCTTTATCCAGCTCCCGCTCCAAACGATCGAGCAGCTTGGTGCGTTCCCGCTTCACCTTCAGAATCTCACCTTGCAAGTGGAAGATTGCTTCCCGCCGGGCCACGAGCCCTTCGGTGGCAAAGCCCATAGACTGAGCCAGCAACTGCCCTTGAGTGAACTCCTCGGCTTCCTTGATAACCGCACCCGAAGTGGTGGTTGCGCCTTCTTTGCCGTACCGATAAGCGGTGAGTGAGCCACGAGCAAAAGCTGGGGCCAACTGCTCGATACCCCGTGCAATTTCGCCTTTGTTGAAGAAGTCGATAGCGTTGGGGATTTGTTTGAACGTGATTGACGCACTGGGGCCGAGTAAGGACATAAGGTATTCCTGCATAGCCGCAGCAGAAGTCGCCTGCTCTTTTACGTCGGGCACCCACATGTTGTTCATGGACAAGCTACCGGAGATGTCGTAGCCCGTCATGGAGGCAATCAAGCCTTTGTCCAGAATTTCGTCGAGTGTGTGGTCGCCGATCTTGATGTTGCCAAAAGTCTGGGGGAGCCACTTGTTGCGGAACCAGAACTCCAAGTCGCGCTCTTCCAACGGGTCTTCATCGTCCTCGTCGCGGATTGCGTTCATCATGCCTTGGATTGCGCCCATAGCCATTGTTGCACCGGGGATACCAACGTAGCCAGCAAGCGCAGTGGACATGGTCAATGTGCCGACCAACTGAGTCATGGCCTTGGCGCGATCTTTTGCGTCGATCCCAGCCAGCGCGCGGTAAGCGTTACGGACAAAGAACGTAGTCACAAACGCGGGGAACATCTTGAACTGAAGAATTGTGCGGCCCACGGGCTTTTGCGCGTTAATTAAGACTTGGCGTTCAGAGTCGGCCAACAAACCGCGAGGGCGGTTGGATGCGTGGTAGTTGCCCAAGGCTTCGTGAGTCTCGGCTTCGGCTGCACGCAGGGCTTCTTCGTGGGTGTACTTTTTGCCGGTTTCCTTGTTGGTCTGCTGGGAGTACAGATCGTAGGAGGTCATGAAAGTCACTTCACGAATCATGCGCTCAGTGTGGTGGAACAAGCTGGTCATCACATTGCTGACGGTGCGCATAGTGCGGCGTACCCCGCCCTCAAGTTGGTTTGTCGGCGTATCTCTACGGTTGCCAAGGTCGTAGGCCAGTGTGTTGTCGCTGATGCCTCTGTCTGCCATGTATTGCGCAGCCAGCTTTTGGTTCTCGGTCAACTTCACCAAACCGTTGTTCAGGTATGAGGGGAACTCAAACGTGGACGAGCCGTCTTCAGCTTGGCGGCGAATACCGCTTGTACCAAAGATAGCCATTGACTTGGCAAGGGCCGCGCCTACCTTGACAGGATTGAACCCGTGGTTGGATGTAAGCACTGGGCCAACAAAGATTGGAAGCGCCGTCAACTGAGTAGCGGCAGTTTTGACCGAGGTCATCAACCACAAGTAGGCCGAAGAATTCAACAGCGCAGAAGTTTTGTAGCCGAGGCTGTCTTCTGGGTCGGGGCGCACTTGCTGCTCGGCACGCATACGCATCTCGGTAACAAACTCGCCGAGGCGGGCTTTGTCTGGGTTACCTGCAAGCGTGTCGGTTGCGCGTTCAAGCTCGCCCATGATGCGGGGGCCGTACTTGATGCGGGCCAGTTGGTTGGCCATGTTTGTGCCGGTCACTGCGAAGTTACGAGCAATGTCGCCACTGAAACCAGTAGTGCCTTGGCGGTGCATGTACTGTCTGCGGAAGTTGCGGTCAGGCAAAGTCTGCAAGTACATCTGGTAGATTTCGTCTTTGAGCTTCTCGGCATCAATGCTGGACATGGTGGAGACTGCGTTACCGAAATCATCAACGATCTCTTTGCCCGCTTTTACACCGTTGTCGATTGAGTTGAAGATTTCCTTCAACATGCCGCTGGCGTCCAAGTCCCGCTTGCGTGCGTCGGACAAGTCATTGCCCATGTCAATCACTCCAGATTCCTGCATCTCGCGCAAGGATTCAGTAGTGCCAGCCTCTTGTATTTGACGGATGCGCTTACGCAAGAACATGTTGCGATCAAAGGCGTTCTCAAACATGTAGAACTCGCGGTTCACGCCCTTGCCAATTCGCAGCCAGTATTGGCCGTAACGCATCAACGGGAAGTACGGATACAGCTTCTTGCCGTCTTCGTAGATTTGTTTGATCTGTGCAATCAGCTTGCCTTTGGGGGACTTGCCATCTTTAGCAGTGCCAGCCAGCTTTGAGTTTGCGATTTGCTCTTCTAGCAACACATGGTACTGCTCATGGTTGGCTTTGTAGAAGTCGCGCACCTGCTCGTACAGCTTCTTGTTTGCGTCGGTCAGACCATCCCACATCTTCTTCAGGTCCGCGTCTTTGCTCAGGTTGCCAGCCACAGTCGGGTCACGGTACAGCAACGTAGAGTAGTGCATCACATTGGCCAAGCGCCGCATTTGGTCAGGCGCACTGCGTGCTAACTTAGCCAGAGCTTCAGAGACGGGCACCATGTCCAGCGTGAGTTTGTTGCGCATTGCGGCCATGTCAGTGAGATACTGCCAAGCTTCTCTGATGCCGACAACACCACTGCGCTCAGACCATTGAACCACGGCTTCTGTTTGCAATGTAGGCAGTACCTGACGCATCTTGAAGTTATCAAAGCCAGCGTACATAGAAGACAACGCATCGGTCAAGTCCTCCATACTGCGGATATTCACAAGGCCGGGCAACTCACGGATGGTGTCGGCAAAGCTGGATTTCTCCATGCGCTCAACCATCTTGTTGGTCTTGATCTTCTTCTTTTTAAGTTCAGAAGAAACTTCCGTGGCATCTGCACTGGCTCGTTCCGCAGCAATCTCCGCCCGCATATCGGCGGTCAGACGGGAACTGAGCATTGAATTGGTAACGGCGATTACATCTGCAAGGGCGCTGGTGTGCATTGGCCCCATGTTGAAGAACTGACGCACGTTGTTGACGAACCGAGTGAACAGCGACTGCTTGGTAACGCCCTCGGTCTCCATCAAGAACTTCTGGAAACGTGGGTGGGACATTGCATAAGCAACAAACTCGCGGGGGTCACCAAAGATGTCGGAGACCACCAGTTCCCCCATAAATTCTGGCAACGTGCCTGCGGCGTGCATTTCTTTCACACGCTTCAAAGTCATGTCCATAGTGCCTTGCAAGGCATCAAACGCTTTTACCAAATTAGCGTTGAGTTCTTTACCTGCGTTGTACGCCCCGTATGCCGCAGTTATTTTTTCATTCAGCGCGGCGTGCAGCATCTCGTGCAGCACGGTGACATTGTTCACGCCTTGGTTAGGGCCTCCAGTTACGCCGCGAACAAAGACAAAGCGTTCGCCAGTAGACACAACCCGCAAGAACATGCCACGGGATTCGTTCCAGTCGGCCTCTACTTTTCCTTCAATGATCTGAGGTGGCAACTGCGCGTCTTCCTCGATGACCATGAACTTGACGTCTTTTACAAACGGCAACAGGCGAGCGGCCAAGAATCTTTGGAACGCATTACCAGTCTTGATGACGTGCCGCAGTGCTTGCTGGCCAGTGGTCATCTTGCTGAATCTGGAGTCAGCACGGCCCGCTTTGACCTCGGTCACAGCCTTGGATACTTGGGCAGCAATACCCTTTCTCACATTCTCCAACTCCATGCGAGTAATGGCGGGGTTCTTCAGCAGTGCTTCTGCTCGGTCACCCGGCTTAGTACCCTTGAGGGAACGCGCTAGCAACATCAAAGACTTGATCGCTTGGATTTTGCCGATGCGCTTGTCTCTTTCAGCGGCGGCTAAATTTTCATCGGAAGTAATCTTGTCTTCATCAATGGGAGTGAGCGCTTCATTGAGCGCCTCCTCAGCAGTGTTAACAGCCTTCTCGTTTTCTTTCCAGTTTGCAGTTTGTTGTGCCCGACGTGCATCGCTGGCGGCTTTTGCTTCTGGGCTCAGGGGTTTACGGCCACGCTTAGTCTTGACCGACACTTCTTCCGCCACTTCTTCAGTAGGCAGAGTAGCCAAATCGCCAACGGCCTCAGCAACGTCGTCTGGGATCGCAGCTTCTTCAGCAATTACTTCGTCTGACTGCTCGGCTAATTCGGCAGCGGTTTCTACCGGCTCGGCAACGGTTGGTTCAATGACCGGGGCTGGAGTTTCTTCTGGTTGCTCGGCTAGTTCGGCAACGGGCTCAACGGGGGCTGTTTCTTGTCCTTGCGTTTCTGCTTGGATGGTTTCAGGGGTTTCAATGCCAACTTGGTCTCCTTGTTCAAACGGGTCAACTATTGCAACGGGCTGTGTTGCTTCTCCTGTAGCAACCCCTGCAACATCCTGTCCAGCAGGAACCACTCCACTTGGCTCAGGGACTCCAACTCCTCCGGGGGCGATGTCTGCACTGGGCTGTTCAGCCACTGGAACGCCTGCTCCACTTGGCTCGGTGATAGTCTGTCCAGCATCTGGTTCTCCTTGAGCTTCCTCACTTGCAGGGGCTTTCTCTTCAGCTTCCAAAGTCGCGGCTTCAATCGCTCGGATGTTTGCCTGCGCGGGGTCGAGCCCCATGTCTAGGAAAGTTTGCTGGAATTGCGCAACGCGCTCAGGTTCGATGTCAGTGATGCCTTGCTTGGTCAGGTCGGCAGCAATCTTCTCAACTTCTAACGGCGCTTGTCCGGGTGTTGTAGGTTCTTGGGTAGGCGCAGTTTTAGGAGCAAGCAGTTCTTTTGCGCCCTGCACCGTAGCACCGAGTCCACCACCAACAATTGCGGCTTCAGCACCGCGAGTCAAAGCTTCTTCTGCGCTCAGACCTTTTTGTGTGCCCGCAGCTTCGCCAAGGTACGCTGCTTCTTCTTCAGCAACCTCAGTGCCCGCCTGAATACCTGTCTCTTTTGCAATCCGCCCCGCAGTTGAGCCGCCCGCAGTTGGTTTGAGCAAGCCTTTGGTGGCGAAGCGTTCAAGCGTGGATTCAATGACAGCCGCAGAAGCGGCGGCGGTTACATCCCCTACGGTAGCTTCGTCGAGTGTTTTGTTGTCGTTCTTGACCCGCTCGTCCAAGATTTCTTTTGTGCGCGCCGCCACATAAGCAGGGAACACGCCTGCTGCGGCGACCATGTCGGGGGAAGACGTGATTACCCGCTCGGCAATAAACGGAATTGCTTTAAGCGGATTGGTGCCCAGCTCTTTGAGCTGCGTGCTTGGCTGGTAACCGAGGCTCTCATCAAAACCCTTCAACGACTTCGCCCAATCAAACAAGGGCTGAAGCTGCTTTTTGTTTTTAATGTCTTCTTCGCTTATGCCTGACAGGGGTACAGCCAATTCCAGCTTGTCACCGAGCCTCTCGGCAGCCTCTGCCACTGCGCTAACACCCGCACCAGCCAAGGATGCGACACGGCCAAGCGCCCCAGTGAAGGGGTTTGCTGTGGTCTCTTTCGGGGGCGTAGTTTGGGCAAAGGGGTCAACGATCTGCGGCGCGGATTGCGCCTCAAAGGGGTCAACGATACCCCTCCGTTGCGGTTGTTGCGCCTCAAACGGATCAATGATGGCCATGCCGAACCCCTTTATTTGCCGTATTTTTGATTGTAGTAGGCAGCTAAGTCTGCGTCAGATACACCGGGGTTTGCTTTTCTAGCCGCATCCATAAACGCTTGCATAGAAGGTTTAGCAACAGGGGCCGCAGCTTGAGGGGCGGCAGCGGGGGCTGTGTTTGACAACTCCGTTGCTACACCTTGGCGAATACGGGCGGCTTCTGCGGTGTTGCCCTTTTGCACTGCCTTCAAGTAAGGTACGTTGCTTTCCAGCGCCTTATCCACACGGGCTTGGAATTTGGCGTCCGCGCCTTCTCTAGCAATATCAAGCTTCTCAGTACCGGGGAAACGGCCAAGATCACTCGCAGCCATTGAAGCGGCTTCGGCCATTGTTTGTTTATTGGCTGGTTTACCTTGTTCAATCAAAGAGTCGTAGCGAATACGAGTTTGACGCGCAAGATCGGTTTCTTTGTTCGCGGCCATTTGTTGCGCTTTAAGTGTTGCAGCCGTTTGCATTTCTGTACCGGCCAAACCTGCGTTGAGCTGTGCAACTTTTTCTTCCGCCCCAATTTTGAGCTTGAGCCCTTCCAGTCTTTGCGCTTCGGCTTTGTCTTCCAGTGAGGTGGCCTTGCCAACCATACCTTCTTTACGTGCTTGTTGCGCAGTAGCCAGAGTGATCTCGGACTGACGCAGTCGATCTTTGGCTTCCTTGGTTTCTTTGGCCACCCGAGCCACTTCACCCGTGAACGCTTTAACAGACTTGCTGGCTCCCTCGCGGAAGTTTTTAGCGCCGATCATTTCGGCAGCGGCAAGCAGAGCACCGAGACCCTTGGCCTCGTCCATGTTTTTACCCAAGCCAGCACGCTCAGCTTTTACTTCTTCCAAGTAACCGGCAGTGGCATCCGGGCCGTACAGCTTTTGAACAAACGGCAACTGCTTCTCAACACCAGCTTGGTACTGCTCGGCAGTCTGAGGTTTGTATTCATCGACTAGGCTAGACAAGCCTTTGAGGGACTCGTCGGTTTTTTGTCTGTATGAACCGCCACCAGCCATTGCAACGATGCCGCCATCCGCCATCATTTGTTCTTGTTGCTCAGGGGCAATCTGATCGAACGCACTGCCAAGCCCTGCGGTCAAAGATTTGGACTGGGCAAGCTCAGCCAGACGTTCGTCGATTGCGTCTACAGTGTCCATGTCCCTGCGGTTCAACGCATTTTCACGAGCTTGCTGTAACTGCTCTGGGCCAAGTTTGTCGATGATGCTTTCCACGTTGCCTTGACTGGTCACGCCGCCTTCAGCCATGAACTTGCTCAGGCCATATGCGCCCATGCCAATACCAGCCAAGTCTTGCAAACCAGAACCAGCGGGTTGATACATGTTGGTCACGCTTGAAGAGCCAGTAGGTGTACCGCGCAGCAAGTCGGACATGAAGCCCAATTGTTTGTAAGGGTAGTTCTGTTGGTTCAGGAAGTCCTGATAACCCACGTCCAAACCTTTTTGCGCTTGAGCTTGCTGCATACCACCATAAGCCGACTGAAGCTTATTGATGTCCATGCCTTGTTGGAACTGCTGACCACCCAACTGGCCAAGAGTACCTGCTGCTTGCAGACCAGTCTGAAGTCCTTGCAACCCCAAGCCTGCGCCGTATTGACGAGACTGTTCACCCAGTTGTTGGGCTTGCAGTCGGCGAGCTTGATCGGCATTGAATTGTTGCTGAGCTTGTTGGAACGAAGTGTTCAAACCCTGCGCTTGGATGTCGCCCTTTTGAGTTGCCAGATTACGCGCAGCTTCAGCATCTGTGATCGCTTGGCGGCTACCGCCAAATGCGCCGGACCTGACCGCTTGAGCGTTGCGTTGTGTGCCAGCAATATCCGCTTGACGTTGTGCTTCACGTTGCTGAACATCCACCACATTCTGCATGTAGGGGTTCATGTATTGCTCAGCGGCACGGTTTCCAAACTGACCGCCCGAGAAGCGACCGGCTTGGTAGTTTGTATTCATAGCGCCAAGGCCCGCCGCACCAGCCAAGCCCGTACCCATACCCAACTGAGACGCTGGACCCATTGTTCCCGCGCCGGTCATAGCTTGCTGCTGCAAAGGTTGAAAGCCAGCAATGCGGTCTTTGTCGTATTGCTGGTATGGGTTTTTATTTGTGTCAGTTAGGGCTTCGCCCTTAGCCAGAATATCCTTGGCGTAACCGCGAGCCCATTCAGGCAAATCGGTTGTTGTGGTTTGGGTTTGCGCAGGGCCAGAACCACCGCCGTCACCATAGACAATACGCCCGCCTTCAGCCCGGGTTACTGAATCGCCCAAAGGCTCGCCCAAAGCATAAAGTTGGCGACGTGAATAGCTCATGATTCATCCTTAAAAAACTTTTGGTACGTCACACTCTGTACCTCATACCCATGAGAGCCAGCGGATTTCCTCCAGCCCGGGCGTCCAATAAATTCAATGCCGGAGCATCCGGCGTCCTTGGCAAACCTGTCAAGCAGGTCGTACATCTCATCTTCCACATACTGCATGTGGTTTGGCTCACCCGCGCAGTACTGCACAACAAGCATTTTGCGTCGTGGGTAGTCTTTAACCTCAGTTATGACATGACCATAAATCTCATTATCGTCGTGTCCCACCCACAATTGCATCTGTCCGTTCAATACAAACCGCAAAATATCATCGACTGTGGCACGTCCCCGTGTCCACTCCTGCGATTTCACCAAGTAAGGCAGTAAAGAAGGGATGACCCCTGCTACCGTTCCGGGCGGAATCAACGACATTCTCATGCGGGCAAGTACTTCTCAGAACGGCTGTTCTTGGCTACCTTACCTTTGCCCACTGTGCTTCCACGGGCCTTTTGGATTCGGTCCATCATGGCGTACAGCTTACGTGCGCCAGCTTCAGTCGAGCCATTGCCCAACTCAGAAACGATACGCGCAGGTACAACAAATTCACCGTCGGCTAAACGTGCGGGTTGCTTTTTGCCAATCACAGCGGGAATGGAGTCAGACACGCCGTCACCGGGGCCTTTGAGTAGTCGGCCACCATCGGAGTAATCGCCAAGGTGAGATATACCACCAGCGGCCATCAAGCCACCATTTGCCGCGCCTGCGGCCCCCGCAGCCATACCATGTGCGCCTGTACCCATAGCAGCAGCACCGCCGCCGCTTCCACTGCCGGTAGAAACACCGCCACTACCCCCAGCAGCGCCCCCTCCAACGCCGTGTAGACCAGCCAAAGCCGCTGAGGGGCTAGTTGTACTGGCGGCTGTTTGACCCGCCATACCTGCTGGGCCGAAACCTAAAGCACCAGCATTGCCGGTCATTGCGCCGGGTGTACCAAAACCAATACCTGAACCCGTGGTGCCAACACCTTGCAGCCCTTGCAAAGCCGCAGCAATAACCTGTGCTTGTTGGGCGTTGTTTGCTTCCGCTTTTGCTTGGGCATCCGCCAATGTGCTTTCAGAGTTGAGCATGTCGCCCGCGTCTACAACTTGGACGGCATCTGGGTTGGGGTTTGGCTTGCTCATTTTGAAAGCAAGATAGCCAAGCCCGTTTGAAAGCGCATCCCCCACCTTACTCATCGCCAAAGAAGGAACAGCCATCGGAGAAATATTGCCGCCACCGTCGGTGAGAGACTTCGCAATAGAGATGAGTCCTGCACCGGGCATGACTGCGTTGATGAACTTTGCTTGGCTTGCTTGGTGCGCGGCCAAACCTTCTGGGCTCAGGCTATTGAAGTAGCCGTTGATTTGAGCTTGTTGGGGGTTGACGCCGCCACGACCAGATTGAGCAGGGGCGGAAGATGCGTTTTGGGTCTGGTTGTCAGACGGCATTGACTCGATTTTGCTGAACAACTGTGTCAAGGGGTCGTATGTGTAACCTGTATCTGCTGGAACTGCGCCGCCATCAGCAAACGCCATTTCCCCAGTCATAGGGTTAACGCCAGTATCTGAAACATCAGAGATTACATTGCGGGAGATTGGCGTTTGCCAAGGCGCTGCATACGCGCCCTTGTTGATGTCGGCCATTGGGTAGCCAGTGTTTGCCCCAACAGCGTTCGCCTCTGACATAGCCTCGATGGGGCCACCGCCAGCATATGCCTTCGTATATATGGGTTTGAAGTACGTTTGCTCACGACCGTATGGGTCGGGTGTTGGGGTCGGATTGACTCGACCGGGAGAGTATGTGTACTTAGGATTTGGGGTGGTGTCGCCCTTGATTTCAGGTTGTTTGGTTGTCGGCTCGATAGCCTGCATCACTGCTGGGGCTGCGGCAGCGGCGTACTTCCAATTGTTCTTAAAGAAGTCTCCGGGGGCTTCACCAATCTGGGAAAAGCCCGCTTTTGCTTTGTCCATGAACGGCATTTCTGCGGCTTTGGCTAGTTGAGCAGTGCGAAGAGCGTTGACCTGCTCGGCGTACTTGGCGGTGTCCCCTGCAAATTGAGGCATACCGGCGGCTTTAATGCCCTCGGCGGCCAAAGCACCTTCACCTGCGCCCATCAACCCACCCATCATGCCAGCGCCGCCATATGCGCCAAGACCCGCCATCAAGCCTTTGCTCAAGCTACCTGTCGCTGCGCTAGTCACACCACCCATAAGCAAGCTCGCCATCATAGGAGGCATACCCATAGCGGACATGGCCGCGCCACCAACCAACGGCAAAATGCTGGACAAAAAGCCAGCTTCGGGCAAACCAGTCTGGGGGTTGATGCTTAAAGAGCCACCGCTGGCGCGGGCCAAATCCTGAAGTCCTTTGACTTCCCCTTGGGACATGTGGACGAGCGTAGTGTCAGGGCCTCGGCCTTGGCCGGAAAGATGTTGGGCGGCAGCGTGTAGGCTCATTTTTGCCTCTTAGAACGGGGGTTTGTGGATACTATCATGGGAAGAGCGCCGAGACAAATGTGATTGACCCGATTGCAGAGGGAACTGCGGGGTGCGGCATAGGCGTAGTTTGGGCAGCTTGGCCGTACATGTATATGCCGGTTGCCCCGCCAGAAGTGGCGACTTGGGCTGCGCCCCACCACAGCCCGACAGAGTCTCCAGCAGTCAACTCAAAGACAACCTCAGAATATGCGGTAACAAATGCCGGAACCCCGGCGCTCTTGCGAGCAGGGACTGTGAAGATGGTGGACGAATTGGCAATATCGGCGGCGGAAGTTGATCCGTTTACACGCAACCACACAACAGTGTCGTGCGCCAGATTGTCATCATTGGCAAGCTGGAGGCTGTACGTTATTTTGTAGATGCCTGAAACTATGGCCGTGGCTGTGTAGCTTGGGTTTAAGGTGAAGCCATTACCGCCTTCTAGCGTATCCCATTCAACAATAGTAGGAGTGTTTGCCGCAGTCAAATATTGCGTGGCACTGTCGGATGCAGCAATGAACGGAAACTGCAACAACGCCCCGCCAGTCTCAGTCGTAAAAAGCTGAAGGAAATTCTGAAGCTGATTGAAGTACAGCCGCAGGGCGTTGGAATACTGCTCTTGGTACTGCGCGTCGTACTGCATCGGAGCCGCCAACAGCCGAGGCTGCTGGGGCGCGATAAGAGGGGCAATCTTAAATTGTGGGAGTGCCATCAGCGACGTCCATCTGGTCGGGTATCAATACGCGGCGTACCTAACTGCCAAGCCACGCCAAGGTCGTTGGACACCACTTTGAACGCCATCTGCCGCCCCCGAATACGCACAAACACTTGCTGCGTAAACTGCTGCACGGTGAAGTACCGCTGGTTCTGATAGTTGTCAGCGCTGGTAACAGTGGGGGAATCTGACACGCCGTAGTTTGTACCGGGAAACTGGCGCGGGCGCACAGTGAAATCCAATGATGGGTTGTTCACAGTTGAGCCGTCAAAGGTCACGTCGGGGATGATGCGGGTCACCAAACCAAAGTTATGGCCGTCACCAATATCAAAGTCTGAAGACTGCACATAGGCTTCAATCGGCGTGGCGGGGTTCGTTGTGCCGTCGTCATTGCCGTTCTCGTGGTAGATGAGTTGGCCGTTATAGCCAGCCGCCATAGGCGTTGCCCGCAAGGGGGAGTCCAGCCAGTATGTACGCGCCAAAGTGCCGTAGTACCAAGTGCGCTCGAGATGGTTGAAGATGACATACTTGTCGATGGTGGTTGAACTGGCTGAGCAATAGAACCACCAGATTTCGTTGTAACCCTCGTTGGTGCTGGCAAAGAATTGAAACTGCTGTGACAAGTTAATGTCGTTGTACACGTACTGGCGCAGAGAACAGGGAAGTGTCTCTACACGACCTGAGTACATGTAAAACTTGTCTGTGCCCATCCAATATGTCACGTTGTTGGCTGTAGCTACGGCGTTTGGCCCCATGATAGAGATGTTGTCGCCCATCAACTGGAAGCCCCACACGTAAGGCGGGCCAAGGTACTGCATGGAGTAAATGGCGGAGTCCGTTATCACCAAAATCTCTTGCCGGGTCTGGATTGCCGTAATGATTTGGGAACCGTGGCTGAGTTGATAGCTGCCCGCTTGGTTGGTGATTGCTGGAGCCCATGTAGCAATCGACTCTTGGTCAGACCAACGAATTAACATCGGATTTTGCACGGTGCTTCCGTAGTCCGTACAACCAAAAGCAAGTACAAACCGTGATGAGTCGGACACCATCACAAAGTTGGCAACGGTCGGGCAAGAGGAATCAATAGAAATTGACCCTGCTTTTGTAACCACAGTGGCGCTGGGGCCAAGCAACTGCCCCCGGTTAAACGTGTTTGCTGACGCTGCATTCGCCCAGTAATACAGTGCGCCACCACGGGGGTTAAACACCAAATCCTCACCAAAGTTAGATTGGCTCCAAAGACGCAACTGATCGCCAATACCTTGACCCGCAGGTGCGGGAGCGCCCCAACCAGTAAAAGTTGTAGATTGGATAACCGCCGCGCCGTCGGCGTGAGTGGTAGCCGCGCCTGAACCTGTGCCGCTCACGCCGCGAGTACAGCCTGTGAACTCAGTTGCGGTAACACCGGAATACGTAATTGTTTCCGAGTCAATCAGAATAGAGCCCGTGCTTGTAAACCCCGTCGTTGAGGTCACAGTCACGGTTGTATTGGAGCTTGAAAGCGTACCGCCTGATACCGCAGTGGTTCGCGTGCCAAGAATAATGCCGCCCCAAGTACCTGCACCCCAACCCACGTTCTGGGTAAAGATTTCATTACCGGACGTGATTTGATACGCGCCAACCACGGATGCGCCGCCATTACCAACATCACTGCTGTTGGCTGCAACAGAGGAGGTAATAGTGTAGGTATTGGATGTCAGGTATGTAATCTGAAACTCGGCGTTCAAAATGGCGGCGGTGATAACACCGCCCAAGGACACCGCACCACTAAAAGTAACAAAGTCCCCAGTCTGAGCTCCGTGCCCAGCGTCTGTAACCGTGATGGTGGTAGACCCGTTAACTGCTGCAAAGGTGACTTCGCCAGCAGTCGTGGTAGTTCGGATGGGGGTCACATCATAGAAATTACCGCCTGTGCCGTTTTGGATGTAGTATTTAAGGTTTGTGCCAAGCGCCAACAAGTTGTAGCCAGACAGATTCAACCAATTCCACATGGCGCGGCACACGCCCCAATAGTCACCGGCGGGGGGCTGCAAAGTAGATGCGTTCGATCCCGTATCAAGAACCCATCCACCAAGCTTTTCGGGGTAGCCAGAACGAAACCGAATTTTGTCCGACTCAAACCAACCGCCTTCGTTGGAAAGCGTTGTGCCTTCGCGGTTGATGCCGGGTCTAAATTGCAGTTTCTGTAACGGCATTTTTAAAACTCCAATACAAAAATTTGCAGGCTTTCACGCATACGGGCATCAATTGCAGTTATGGTAGTTGTATGCCAGAGTGGCGGCTTATACGAAATACCGACGTTATGCTCCGGAAACACGCATGAAATTTTTTCAAACGGGGCTTCCCCTTGTGCATACAAGTGCGCCCCACCCCAATCATATTTCCACTCCGGATTTAAATATATTGTAGTTGTATAGATGTACTTTCCGTCATTGTGCCAAGGAATAAATGCGCCGCGTGGAAACAAGTTGATGTGTGCAGACCAGTTCTTGGGCTTGTTGGGTAGAACCCCCTTTGCGAGCAACTCTTCCGCAAGTTGCTCTCGATCCAGCGCTTCCAAATCAAACTGGAAAATAGGGTTGCTCATTCCCACAACTGCTTCGGAGTAGTGAAAATAACTTGTTTTTGATGGCTGCCGCCCATCTCTGGTTAAATGGTGCAGCCTTGAAAGCAATTTTTGAGACAGCACATTTTTTGTGATTTTTACATCTACATCCATAATATTAAGCCACAAGTCCAGAAAGATACTGTGTTTTACCAGCTACCTTGGTCGCAGTCAATTCTTGCTTTTTCAAGTTGTTCGGGTCGTAAGACACATGCACCCAGCCGCTGTCAGGGATGCCGGGGGTGTAGAACTCAAGAATGAGTTGGGTGTATTCTAGGTTATCCATGATCCATTGAGCAAGCTCTGCATTGGCCACTCCGGGTATCTCAATATCGGCTGCTCGGCCAAGGCAATGGTCTGAGGTCTTCGAGCCTCCGGTGGCTTGGTTGACGGCTGGAGCACGGAACCCTGAGTTCACCTTGACGCCTTTGCCAAAGTGGTCACGCACGGGCTGGAGGACTTTCTCGCACAGCAGGCGCAGGGCTTCAATCTCTGCTTCGCCGGGGGTGTTGTCCAGATCGTTACGCAAGGCAGTGTCGGACTTGGTCAGTTCGTGCAGAGAAAAGTTGGCGGTGAGTTGTGTCATTTGATACCTTTCTGTGATTCAAGAGCTTGGTTGTACAGGGTGATGCAGGCGTTGAGCTTTTCAATGGCTCGGTTGCCTTCATCGGTTATTTCGAAAATAGCTTTTCCAAACGCCGGGTCAAGTTCGGCTCGTGCCTCTCCTCGGTTATCTCCTGCGGCAATGGCGGTATCTGGGGAGGCTGGTACGGGGCAGGTCGTTTTGACAGGAACCCGCAACTTGAGAGCACCACTGTCAAGAGCAAAATCGCGCTCCTTGGTGGCAAGCTTGGCTTTTTCATTGGTCTTCCTCAGTGCATCAGCAGTTGTTGTCACAGCGGCTGTCAGTGCCGCCTCCTTGGCCCTGGCTTGGGTATTCAGGCGATCTACCTCGACCTGTTGAGCTTCTTTCTCAGCCTTGCCCCCATACCAATACCCGCCGCCGAATGTCAGCAGCAGGGCAATCAGGCCAGACAGCAGGTTACGCATCGCCGGTCTTCCCACGGACGTAGGCTTGTGCGGCCATGAACGCCACGACGATGGTGCCCATTGCGGCGCAGTAGGTGGTGACCAAGCCGTTCAAGGCGTTGACTTTCTCCAAACTGACTAGGTTGGAGGCCAAAAAAGCAATCAAGGCGGGTGGCAATGCAAGCGCAGCCCATGACATGACACGCTGTTGGTCGGCCATCTTGTCCATGTTCTCAATCATCAACATCCGCTCGGAGCGGGCCAGCTCAGCGTCGGTCACAACGCCGTCGTGGTCGGTGTCAAATTGGTTATACGTCGAGTTCTTTTCCAGTTGTTTTGTCATTTCGTTTCTCCTGCTCTATCTGCCGTCTTAACTTTTCTACCTTTTCCACCTGCTGCTTGACTTCGTGCTTGGCTTCCAACACGTCCAAGTACAACATCCCAAGCACTGGGAGCATGAGGGCGACCAACACACAAGCGGCAATCCATCCCATCACGTCTTCCCCAAACGATTTATGAACAGGAACCACAGCCACAGGTAAAGGAGGAATAGGAAAGTCGCTACGAGATACGCTGACTTTGCTTGGAAGTTTCTTTTTTCCTCCCGTCGTTGCCATTGTTTGTACCTCTCCTGCGCCTCTTCCTTCAACCTTGCCTTCTCCTGCTCCTCCTGTATCACGCTCCGCATCTCAAACACTTTGGAATACAGCGCTCCCATCTCAGGCGGCGACCGGTACACCATTGTCTCTCTGACCTCAACTTCCAGCGCCGCCATCTGATCCATCACCATAACCCGCTGCAAGGCGGCTTCCATCAAGTTGGCATCAGGGTCGTAGACGGTCTGGCTCTTTTCTTCCTCTTCTCTTATGTGCGCCGCAAGCTTCTCTTGAAGCCTGAAAAGCTCCGTGAGCTGGCTGACGACATCGGCCATGATTTTGGTTTCGTCAACGGCAACGAACTTTTCTTTCTTCTTTTGCGCCACAGGCTGGCTTTGAGCTGGTTTTGGCGAACCGCCAAACATTCTTGCCAGTTTGCCCCAGAAGCCATATACCTCCTGTGCAACTCCAATAGCCTCGTCAACCGTTGCCTTGACCTCCATGAAAGATGTCTTAGCTTGCTTGTATAGCTCACAACCTTCCTTGATGGCGGCGACACAAGCATTTGCAGCAAAGAGGATGCTGATCGGATCAATTTCTTACTCCTGATCTGGTGTCTTTGCCATATCTTCTGGTGCATGTTCAACACCGGGCGGCAAGAAAAACACGCCTTCAGGAGGAAGCGGGTAGTCATCTGGATTAAAAGGAGCGATATTGCCAGACGCCTCTAGCTCGGCAAACAACGCTTTACCAAAAGGCTCGACGTCATCTTTTGTGGCGGTGAACGGAATCCACCCATATACAGGATGCTCAATGTCACAGTCTATTCCACCGACTCTTGTCCAACGTGCGTTTTTGTATTGCATCAAGAAATCCTCATCCAAATAGTTTGATCCCAAGAGGAGCCAACCGCATACCCCAAACATTTCCAAGTCCCACTTACAGAGTACCCGGCGTTCATCCAACCATTACCGTTATTGCCGGAAGGTGTGTTGTTAGTTCCTGCGGTAGAACCTTTCCACATACCCGCCGGAAACAAGCTGCTTCCAGCAACATTACTGCCAAAAGCAACGCCCCCGACGTAGCTGCCAAGAAAGGCCAACGTGCCCACAGCGCCCGCCGACAAACCTCCTATTGCAGTCCCAATTTGTGCGCTTGTAACAGTAGTCACTGTCCCAGCATTTGTAGCATTGGTGGCGTTCGTAGCGTTGGTCGCATTGGTAACTGCTGTTGCACCAATCTGCCCAACAATATCCGCAGCGGAAGCCGTGGTGACGGCCCCTGTTCCTGCGCCTTTGAGAATCGCCCCGGAAGTAAAAGTCGTGGCCCCAGTACCGCCGTTGGCGACTGGCAAAGTGCCTGTCACGTTGGTTGTTAAATGGGCAAAAGTAATTGAGGTTGTCCCCGTTCCACCATTGGCTATGGGTAATGTTCCTGTGACATCAGTAGTCAACCCGACCTGAGCAAACGAAGTATTGGTGCCGTCTGAGCGAAGCACGCGGTTGTTTGTCTGTGCTGGGAGCAAAGCATTGAATGCCGCATTTGCTGTTGTCTGCCCAGTACCGCCTTTATTGATTGCCAAAGTGCCAGTCAGGTTCTGGGCCTGCAAGTCATAGAAACTTGTTCCGTCAGACCAGACCATGACTTTGTCGCCGTTTGCAATCGCAATGCCTGTACCTGCTGCGATGGTATTACCAATTACAGTGGAGTTGTAAATTGTGGCGGTGTACCCACTGTTGTTCCAGATGATGTACGACTTGGAAACGGGCGGCGCATAAATGGAAAAAGCTGCGCTAGTAGCGGTTGTCAACCGGAGCATAGCGTATACCGCCTGATTCAGCGCCGCAGTAGACGTTGCGCCGTTCAAATAGGTCAGCGCCTGATTTGCCGTTGTTACGCTGACGGTCTGATACCCCGCAATAGCATTGTCCAAAATATTTGAAAAGTTGCTGTTTGTGGTCGTCCCTAAAGCCCCGGCTTGGTCGCCGGAACCAATCAACTCAATGCGGAGACTGTTTGAATATGTGCTGCTCATGCTTTATCCTTTGCGTTGCATCACGAAATCCGCATCCAAAGAGTTTCGTCCCAAGAAGACCCCACTGCATAGCCCATACATTTCCAAGTTCCGGCAACAGAGTACCCAGCGTTCATCCAACCATCGCCGTTATTGCTTGATGGAGAACCGCCAGTACCCGCGCTAGACCCTTTCCACAAACCCGCTGGGTATAAACTACTGCCCGCGACGTTACTACCAAAAGCAACCCCGCCAACATAACTGCCCAGAAAAGCGTAAGTTCCAACAGCGCCAGCCGACAACCCCGCAATGGCCGTACCCACTTGCGCACTGGAAACTGTGGTCACCGTGCTGGCGTTGGTTGCATTTGTGGCATTGGTGGCGTTTGTTGCGTTTGTAACTGCGGTGGAACCGATTTGAGCAACGATGTCGGCGGCTGAAGCCGCAGCAATTGCACCCGAGCCAGCACCTTTAAGGAGTGCGCCAGAGGTGAAGGTTGTAGCCCCAGTACCTCCGTTGCCAACAGGCAAAGTCCCAGTGACGTTGGTCGCCAAATTAACAAAGGTTGTAGACGTTGTGCCTGTGCCGCCGTTAGCGATAGGCAGTGTTCCTGTGACGTCAGTAGTTAAAGCAACTTGAGCAAACGAGGTGTTTGTGCCGTCTGATCTAAGTACTCGGTTGGCAGTTTGCGCAGGAGCCAGTGCGTTGAACGCGGCATTGGCGGTAATTTGTCCAGTACCGCCCTTGGCAATAGCCAGAGTCCCAGTCAGGTTCTGCGCTTGCAGGTCGTAGAAATTTGTACCATCCGACCACACCATGATCTTGTCGCCGTTGGCAACCGTAATACCTGTACCCGCTGCTGTAGTGTTGCCAATAACAGTCGAGTTGTAGATGGTCATCGAGTATCCGCTGTTGTTCCAGACGATGTACTGCTTTGACACTGGGGGAGCATAGACGTTGAACGCCGCACCGGTAGTTGTCGTAAAACGCAACATGGCGTACACGGATTGGTTCAAAGCGGCTACCGCAGTCGGCCCGTTAACGTAGGTAAGAGCTTGGCTGGAACTTGTGACGCTGACGGTCTGATACCCAGCAATCGAGGCATCAAAGACGTTTGAAAGGTTGCTGTTTGTAGTTGAACCCCAAGCACCAGCTTGGTCGCCTGAACCAATCAACTCTACCCGCAGGCTACTTGAATACGTGCTGCTCATTTAATTTGCTCCTGTGGTTAACTTTTCATAATATACGCAAGGGCGTAGTATGGGGGAAGGTTTGCATTGGTGCCAGACACACCTGTTGCTGCAACTGTTGTTGTAATGTTTGCAAACCCCGTTCCGGTATTAACGTTGGCAACACGGTTTGGCGCGCCTGACGCATTTTGTCCGCTCGGAGAAAATGGTTGAAATCCCCCTGAATGCACATGTCCAGAATCTGTTGATGTTGCAGTATGCGTGTGGCTAACAATAACAGCATTAGCAGAACCGCCTGTACCGGCAACTGCGTATGTACTGCCAGCACCAACGATAAAACGGTCACGTAAGTCAGGAGTGCCGCTAGTGCCGTTACATAGCAGCCAACCACTAGGAATACTGGCGATTGAACCAGACCACATAACAATGCTGCCGGAAGGAACTCCGTTATCGGCCACTCTTGCAGAATCAACACGAACGCCATAAGTGCTTACTCCATTCCAGCCCATCAATGTAGGGTATGTCGCACTCCAAACAACTTGGGAATTAGTGTTGTTTACCGCAGTGCCATCAGGTGCAGTGCTTGCTGAAGCATCAAAAATTGTATGGTTGTTGGAATAGTTTTTCCACGACAATTGCCCAACAACAGCAGTGATTGTTCCGTTGGTTGACCAGTTGGTGCGGTTGGTTGAAAGATTGGTTGCAGTATCCGCATTACCAGTCAAAGCAGCATTGATTGTTCCCGCCGTGAAGTTGCCAGACCCGTCACGTTGAACAATTGCAGACGCCGTGTTTGCGCTGGTTGCTGTTGTCCACGTTGGAGCCGCAGCACCAGCGGATGTGAGGACTTGCCCAGATGTGCCTGCTGTTGAGTACGCTTGTGCTGTACCTGTGCCGTAAACAACCCCGCCGTTTGTTGGAGTAGCCGTACTGTTTGTACCGCCGTTGGCAATTGGCAAAGTCCCATCAACATGTGTCGCCAAGCCAATCTTGCCCCAGCTTGGAGCCGCAGCCACGCCGCCAGAAATCAGCGCATTGCCAACTACTACATCCGCGAGTTGCGCCAACGTCGTTGTTGTGTCTGCGTAAAGTAAATCTCCCACAGCGTAAGAGGCAAAGCCAGTGCCGCCATAAGCAGCAGCAATAGTTGTAGCGTTCCAAGTACCAGCAGTAAGAGTACCGACTCCAGTAACGCCCGTGTAGCTGCCAGACAAGCGCGAAGTGCCCAGAGTACCCGAAGTAATGTTTGAAGCATCGGTTGTATCCGTTGTTGCTGATGGGGCCAAGCCTGTGATGTCAGACGCCGCAGGTTGCTCCCAGCCGGGGGCTTGCCCAGCCGTGCCCGTACCTGTTTGGGCCAAGAACTTCTTGGTGGTTGTGGTGTTGGCCGTCACCTTGTCCAGCGATGTTGTGGTGTTGGCATACAGCATCTCGCCTTGGGCGTAGCCAGTAATCCCTGTGCCACCATTACCAACTGGAAGTGCGCCAGCTACTGCGGCTGATTGATCTAAAGCAACAGCGTTCCATTCAACCTGCGTACCTGCACCGTTGACTGACAACGTCTTGTAGGCCGCGCCAAGAGCCAACTTGCTCCATGTGTTTGAAGCGGAGCCGTACAGCAGATCGCCAACTGCGACTGTGTTTACGCCTGTACCGCCATTGGTAGCCGCGACGGTTCCGGTCAAAGAAATCGTCTGACCAGTGATGTCGATGTTCGTACCGCCAACGTAGTCAACGGAGCCACTGAACTGTGTATATGTCAGCGTGGTATACCCAATAATCATTGTGTTGGGTTCAGTGGTCAGAACGTGCGAGTCGCCAGCGTTCAGCAAACCTTCTTGGGTGAAGAAGTAGTCGCCTGTGCCAAGCCCATCAGGATCGGCGGGGCTGACAAAACTGGCGTCATCGGCACGGGTCAAAACCCAATTTGTACCGCCGGGGTCTGGAGTACCCACAGTGGTAACCACGTACACACCGTTTTCTTCGCCATTTGTTTGCAGCCGCACCATGACACGGTTGGTCGTGGAAAGATTAACCCCATCAATTTGCAACGCTGCTTTTGTACCTGCGTTGGTCAGATACGCTCCGACACCAGAATTAGCCCGTGTTGCATATGCCAAACCAGAAGCGTTGGTCAGCCCAGTTATTTGTGAGCCGCCAAATGTCAGCGACAGGGTCAAGGTATTCAACGCAGGGGTTGAGTACACAAAATAGGCGGTGTTTGTAGACAGGCCGTTACCAGCGGTGCTGTACAACCAAATTTGGTCGCCAATAGACAAGCCGTGGTTCACAGACGTGGTTACTGTGTTTGTGCCGGTAATGTCTGTGATGTTGAATGTCGTGCCGCCCTGCGTGTAGGTAGCGGTCAGATTGCCGGTTGTTTCAACCCGCACAGGCTCGTGGATGTGCAATCCTGCGGTGACTTGGTTGTCAACATATTGCTTGGTGGCCGCTTGCAATGGGAGAGCGGGGTTGGCATTCAAGGTCACAGTAGAGCCAAACGTAGCAGCCCCTGTCACATCCGCCGCGCCAGTCACATCCAAAGCACCGCCAACATTCACATCGGCAACAGTTGTGACGGCCTTGGTTGTCTTGTCAATCCGAACTGCTTCATCCGCCGCATCAACGCCGCCCGCAAACAGAACGACGTCGTCGGTGGCGCTACCAAGAAAAAGCTCCCCGCCATCGTTGAAAAGGTAGGCTGAGCCGGGTGTGAAGATGGGGTAGGTTGCAGATGTGTATGTTGAGCTGTTGATGCCCATGTCCACAAAGTTGTTGACCCCGTCCCCAAGATCGTTGTACGCCACAAAGTCGGCAGATGCTTCTGTGCCATCGCTCAAATTTTGGGCATAGAACTGAGCAAACGAATCAATGTCTGCGTACATTTCGCCAAGTGCGGCTGAGAATGTGGTAAAGCTTGTGACCCCTGTACCAATCACAGTAATTGGGCCACCGTCGATCAAGACATTGCCACTCAACTCTTCATATATTGCCTTCTCAGCGGGGTAGGTACAGAATACGTCCTTGTCGCCAGAACCAAAGCTGATCTTCGCCCCAGCCGCGCTGGAAGACAGAATTGTGTTGCGGGTAAGTGTCGGGCCAGACGTGGTGTACTGCCCGTAGCCAACTTCCCAGTCGCCTGTGGCTGGGTCTACAGCGGCGTAGTATGTGTAGTTGTTGTTGCCGATTGCGGCAAACGTCTGGAAGCCAGACGGCGCACCGCCCAATATAAAGTCTGCTGTGCCTGTAGTGGCGCTAACAACTTTAACTCGGTCTTTTACAACGATTGCCATTTGGTCAGCCCTGCGTTTTTATTACTTGCCATGTGTCAGTTTGACCGTCGTAGATGACTGTCCAACCAGCATTCTGAGCATCATTGATGTTCTGCCATCCGCCTGTCTGGGCTGTCCCAATCGTGGCCCAAGTCGTTGTCTGGGAGGCATTGATATTGCCCCAGTTTGCCGTTTGCGCATCGTTGATGATCTCCCAAAGCAGTCTAGCAATGATCTGATCTGCGGCTACCGCACCTTCGGTAATGGTAGCAAAAAAGACCGCACTTGCAAAGACTGCGTCTAGTGCCTGCGCTGTTTCACTGATGGCGGCGTTAAAGGTAGAAGGGGCCACCAACGCACTGTCTGAGCCAGCCGCTGTTTCAGAAACGGCCACCCCAAAACCTGCCGCCGCACTAGTGGCATCCAGCCCCGAAACAATCTCCACCACTGCCGCCCGAAAATCTACACTCACTGCGGTGGCGTCTAGCGCAGCAGCCAGCTCAGAGACTGCGGCTAGGTAATCCAATCGTGCGGTTGCACTGTCACTACCAGTCGCTGTTTCAGCAATAGAAGAGATGAAATCTGCCAAAGCAGAGGCGACGTCTTCGGCTGTTGCTGCTTCAAGTATTGCCGCTTGGAAATCCACCAAAGCGGAGGTGCTGTCAGCACCGGCGGCAGTCTCTGCAATGTTCACAGCAAAGTCAACCAGTACAGAAACGATGTCTGATCCGGCGGACGCTTCGCTGATTACAGTGTTGAAAACAGAAGCGGCCACAAGAACGGTGTCCGAACCAGTGGCGGCATCGGCAGTGCTTGAGTTAAATGCCGCTTGCGCTGCGGTGGTGTCTAAGGCCGAAACGCTTTCAGTAATTAGGCTGTCAAGGCTTCGCCCGCCAGCCGCCCCTTGCGAGGCAAACGGTGCTTGGGCAAAGGCTGATTCTGCAAACACTCATTAAGCAGCGTCAAGGCTGAACGTGTAGGTCACATTCAAAGTGTCGCCAGCAACAACGGTACGGTCGCCGGGAGACTGGAAGTCTGACTCGGAAAACAACACGCCAGATGTGCCACTAGACACGGTACACAGGAACGCACCAGCGATCACGCCGCCTGCACCAGAAATGGTGAAAGCAGAAGGCGTGGCTGAGTTGCTGATGACTGAGGGGTCTGCGGTTGTGGCTGTACCAAATGTCACGGCCTTACGTGCGCCGCTGTAGTCTGTGTATTCAGTCCAAGCGTGGGAGGCCAAAGTGTCGGCTGCGGCAAAGGTAGTGCCTGAACCGGGGCCTGTAATCAAGCCAAGGTAGAGCGCGGCAGTGTAGGTTGAACCCTTGAAATACTGGGTGTTCATGTCCTGCAAACCCTCGTTCACAACCAAGTTGTGCTCGGAGGTTTTCCATTTCAGGTTGCCGTCTTTGTCAAAACACTGGACGTGGAAGACGCCGCCTGCACGAGCACCTGAATCGGCTCCAGTACGAGCGACAAGACCCGCGCTTACGGTATCTGTTGAAGTTGCTTTTTCGTTGAACATGGTCGCTCCTTAAACGAGTCTGATGAGTGCGGATGTGCTGGTGTTAGCTGGCATCGCCACGGTGAAAGTTGATGTGGAAGTTTTATTGCTGCCAAAGTCCAACACACATACTGCGTCTCCAGTTGTGTTGTTGTAGATCAGTGCCCCACGAGCAGTGATTGCTCCAGTCCATGCTGGCGCTGCGAACGATACATAAACTGTGCTGCCTGTTGTGGTGGCGGCGGTGGATACAGTAGCGGCAACAGTCTGACCGCCAGCGGAATAGTTTCCGCCAGACGCCTCGCCAGTGGCTGAGTAACCTGAAGTCTCTGCGTTAAGCGTAGCTGTGTTGGTATACAAAGCCAGCTTAAATACATCCGATGAAAAGTTCATCGTGCCGTTCATCAAGGCTGTGCGCAGTGAGTTGCAGGAGTAGTTGCCGGTAAATGCCATTAACGCACTCCATTATTCTGTGGCAGCGGAGCTTCGCGGTACTGCCCACTACGGTAAGCATCGCTGCGCTCCATACCATCGCCCAGACGTTTGGCCAACCCAAGTGCTTCTTTGTACTTGCCGTCATAAAGCGCAATGATGTCTTGCTCGCCCTTCATGAAGGTGTAAGCCTCGACCAGTGAACCATACAACAGCACGGAATCAAAGTTGTCGCCCAACCAAGTGTGGCCAGAAGCCACAGTCGTGATGGATTCGGGATAGTAGTAGTAGTGCAACTCAACGTCATACGCCGCATCAGGAGTTGGGCCAAGAATGAAACTCAGCTCGTTTGTGATGGCAGGGCTTGGGTCGTTGGTAGTCGTTGGGCCAAACAGAGCGTAGTACTTGGGTGTTGAGTAACCTGCGGCACCCGTATTTGGGTATGCCTGACGGATGAAATTCACATCCTTGTTCAACAGGTACTCGTAATTGTCGTCCGCATCAATCACGGCCAACGAATACGACGCCAAAAAGTCGGCGGGGCACGATAGATACTTGTTACCAGTCGTGGTTACCCCCGTCACATTCTTGCGCAACGAGGGGAACTGAACCGTGTTGTAGATGCGCTGCTCAGCCTGCGTGATGAAGGTGTTTAACTGAGCCGTTGAAGACTCAGTTGCTCCACTTGCAAGGTACGTTTCCGGGAACGTATTCTCGGTGTACGACTGAATAGCAGCAATCAACTCGGTGTAGGTCATGCCATCGGGCCTCGGGCCATCAAGCCTTTAGTTGCCGCGCCAGTGCCGCGAATCTTGATGCCGCTGGTTTTGGTTTCAGAGTAGTTGCCTTTGCTGATGCCACCAGCAGACATGTTCATCTGATTCATGCGGGCTGCGCCGGTCTCTGTAGGCACTTCTGCCTTCAAAGCCTTACCCTTCATAGTGTGTGGCTCTGCGTAGACGCTGGCTGGACCAACTTCTTTGCCGCCCTTTTTCATGCTGTATTTAGCCATATTAGCCTCCGCGAGCGCCGCCGCGCTGATTCATTGCACGAGCAACATTGCGGCCATACTTGCGCATGGATTCGCCTGTCACGCCACCTTTGGCCATTTTGTGCATACGCTGCTCGTGAGATTTCACTTCTTTGCTGGCAATGCGTTTAACTGCTTTCGTGTCCATATCGACTCCTTATGTCGTTACAACCGTAACTGTACCAAGTTCCACAGTCAAAACCAAATTATTTGGAGTCAATGTGGCATCAAAAAATGAAGAACCTCCTACGGGATTCCACCCCCACTGGAAGATTCGACTTCCCGCCTCGTTGGTTCCTGAACCTGTTGGCCCAGTCCCACCATTCACGTTAATCTGCAACCCGCTGTTGCCTGACAAAAGATAGCTTCGATCTGGGCGGGGGTTACGCAAACCTTGGGGGTCGTCCACCGGGAACATACCCAACTGCAACTGAGGCTGGTCAGGGTCCCAACACTCTGGACATACAAGCAAGTCGTAGTTCTTGGTTTTGATGATCTCTTTGCGCAAAACCTTGAGCTTGAACCGCTGGTCGCAACGGTCGCACTGGGCGATTGCCCATTTGCCGCTGGCGAACCTATTTCCCATTACACAATTCTCCCTTTGGTCTTACCACGGGATGCGATACCGTCGGCTCGGCGAGAGGCGGTCATGCCGCCCTTCTTCATGCCTGTACCGGCAGCGCCCACCGGGTCTTTGGTACGGACTGCGTCGCCACCTGCGTCTTCGTATTCATCGTTGTCCTTGGCTGCGGCGGCTTCTTTGCTGGTCATTGCTTTTACACCCGCGCCAGCAGCGCCTGCGCCTGCGGCTCGACCAACCATGCGGCTTACAGCTCGATCTTCGGCCAACTCAACAGATTTTTTGGCCGCGCCTTTTGCTTTAGTTGGTGGGGCGGTGATCTTTTTAATGTCGTCCATGAGGCTGGCGTTGCCCTTCATTGAGGGCATTCCGCTCCATTTGGTGCTTTTAATGCTCGCACCAGCACCGCCGCCTTCAAGCAGTTGTTCATCCAAACCACGCCTTGAGGGGTTCTTAGCCATTATGTACCTCCAATATATTGCTGTCTGGGCACGAACCGAATTGCGGCTTTTTCGTGGTCCTCATACGCAGCCAATTCCCAAGCCTCGTCATACTGAGCCTTCAGAAACTGTAGGCGCTCAGCGCCTTGCGGGATTTTTCCAGCCACGTAGTAAGACAAACCTGCAACCATGCAAGGGATAAAGCGGAATGGAACGTCCATTACGTTCACACCGCCGCCAGCGTCTTGGGTGCGGCGCAGTCGCCAGTACACGAATTGGTACGGCTGCACATTGTCTGGGGTTGGCCAAACGGTCACGGCGGGCAGGTTCTGTACGGCCACGGCCACGCCAGTCAGGTGAGCTGCGGCTGTGGTGTTGTTCTGCCCACGGAAGCAATTATTGAGCGTATTGCCGTCGATATAACCATAATTGATGGTTTCTGAGCCTATCTGCACAAAGCCCACAGCGGGCATACCAGCGGTGGAAGTCACCGTGATTGTGGTGTCAGTGGCTGAAATACCGCCATTCAACGTGGTAATCGGGGCCGCAGTCTGGCCATCCAGACGCTGTACCCACACCTGAATTGGGCGGGCCTGTTGAAGCTTGTTGGGCAGGGTAGCGTAGGTGGAGACACTGATGCGTGTGATGGTCAGGTCGGCCTGAGTAGCGACGTTGTTGGCTTGTGTGCGGATGACGTGCTCCAGCAAGTCCACGGTGTCATTGGGCAGGGCATAGGTGTTCTGGCCCGGAACCAAATCAATGACCCCGGTCTCAATCGTCCACATGTTGATGCCACGGTTGGCCCACTCAGCGAACATGATGTTGAGGCTACGGCGAGCCGTGCGCAGGTCGTAACCCGTGCGCAGTTCACCCCCAGCGCGTTCAAACGCCTCCTCGACTAAGTCGGTCAGGTCGAGGTTAAATGATGTGGAGCCGGAAGTAACTGCCATATTAAATCAACTTTCCACGGGTTTTGCCGCGAGATGCTACACCGTCGGCGGATTTTATATACCCACCACGCTTAGCCGTTACAGGCTGTTCATCGGATTCTGTAGAACTTATTTTTTCTGGAAGCTTGCCGGGAATAAGTTTGGGTATGTAGCGTGAACCACCATAAGTTGTATCCATGCGGTTGCTCGCAGCGTTAGCTTTACTAATGCTGTCGTATTCTTTATTACGCACCCAGTTTTGAGACTTTATATCCCAAACACCAAACTTATTATCCGCCATTATCTAAACCCTGCCGTTTTCTTTGCGATGTTTTTGGGTTGCGCCACAAACTGCTTACCCGCTGCCTTACCTTTGCGCTTGGCTTTGGTTGTGGCTGCGTACTCGGCGGAAGACAAAGACTTAATGGCCGCTTCAGGGAGATACCTCTCACCTGTTTTTGACGAAGGCTTCCCCGACTTGGTACGCCATTTCTGGTCGCCCCAATTTTTAAGGGAAGTCTGCGGTGCTTTCAATCTCTGTAACCTCCACCAGCAGCTTTGTATTTCTTGGCTACAAGCTGCGCCTTACGTGCTGACCACTGGCCAGCTCCAGTACCGTGAGTCGCCGCCGCCTTAACCTGAGACACAATCCGCTTGCGCAGACTTGGCTTGGTGTAATTGCCAGCGGCGTTCACGCCACCACCTTCCGCATACTCAGTAAAGTCGGTGTCGTCCCTACGAGCCTTGCGCTTGGCCCCGGGCATTTTCTTGGGGTTGATAGCCCCCATGCCACGGGATGCCATCATTGGATGATCGTCCCACGAGTTTTACCGCGCTGGGCAATACCGTCTGCACGGCTGGAAGCGGAACCACCAGAAGCCATCTTCTTGGCGGGCTTCACAGGCTTGCCGTCAACACGAATGTCTTGGCCGGGTTGCTCGGGCATACCGGGCTCACCCTTTTTGAACTTGCGTCCAGCGGATGCGCCATCAATGTCTTTTGGTGCTTCTTTGTTCTTTTCCAGTTCGTAGTCCATGATTCACCTCAATACATTTTGCAGTTGGTTTTACCGCGAGACGCAATACCGTCGGCGCGTTTGGAAGCAGTCATACCGCCAGAAGCCATCTTCTTGGTTGCGCCGCCTTTTTTGTACGAAGAACCAAGAGCGGCTCGCATACGCTTACCCAGCAACCCGCTGTCCGCATCATCTTCGGATGTTTTGGTTGGGGTTTTTTCGACCATCTTCCCGCTGAGACTGCGGTAGTACTCTTTTTTCGCTGTACTTGCTGGGGCCAAATCGGGCTTTGCAGCGGGCGCTGGAGCGTTACGGCCTTCATTGCTGTAGTCAGAGTTTTTGGCCACAGCAGGACGACCACGGCTCATACCGGCTTCCAAATTAACGCGAGAAGGATCGCCACGGGGGGCTGTCTTAGCGGTCGTAGAAGTGCGAGGAGCCGTGGCTGTTTTAGGGGCCGCAGGCGTTGCCTTTTCAGGCATGACAACGTCGGCCTCAGTAATGGGTTTACTGTCGCCATCGGACTTTTTCATGCTGCGCTTGATGGTGTCTTCAGGAGACTCCAAACGAGTCTCGGTGGACTCTGGACGCGCTGCACGGGTGGGGTTTGAATCCTCGCCCTTGTCCTTGTCTTTGGACGCCATATACGCTGCGCCCGCAAGAGCAGCAAGACCCGCTAATCTGCCTAGTTTCTTCGCCATGACCGGCTCCTTAAATCAGCACTTGCCGCCGTTCTTCATGCCTTTGTTACCGGGCATGACAATCATTTTGCCTTTGGTTTTGCCTTTGGCAGCAACACCGTCGCGGCTAGGAGCTGCGGTTTTAACTGCGCCCATCTTGCTGGCAGTCATGCCGCCTTTGGCCATTTTCTTAACTTTCATTTCGGACTCCTCGTGTTTAATCATAGATGCAGGTGCGCCCTTCTTTTTCATGAAGGACACTTCTTTTTTAACCATTGCTTTTGACTCAGCCATCTCGCCTCCTTTTGCGAACAATTCGTTCTTACCTTGATTGGTTTTGGGCTTGTTGATTGCTTGTGCATCCGCACGGCTGCCCGAACCCTTACCAAATTTCATGCCTTTACTGGCTTCGCTGAAGTCCTTGCCAACGGCTTTAGGCACTCCAACTTTCTTTGCAAACGCTGGGTTATGCGCCACAGCATCCATGAATTTCTTTTGTTTAAGACTTGTCGCTGGCATCACTTCCCCGCTGAAAGAAGGCGGTCAATCTTTTCTTCAAGCTTGTTGAAGCGTTGGTCAATGTGGTCAGTAACCCTTGCAACTTCTGCTTTAGTAGCTGTATCACGGGCAATCTCCTCGCGTGTGATGTTTAAGAGCCGCTCAAGACGTTTGACATCCTCGAATCTCTCGCGGATGAAGAACCACACTGCGCCCATGACAAGCGACAGTGCGCCAGACCAAATGGTGTTGATGTCCATGTCAGCATTTCCACCGAGCCAAGGAAGCCGCCTTGCGGGTGGGCTTGCCTTTTTCGTCTTTCATCGGGCCGGGCATACCAGACATACGAGCGCAGAATGACTTCTTACGGGGGCCACCTTCGGGCTGTGGAGCCTTCAGGTTACTGCCCGTTGCTGCGTTGTACTTGGCACGACCTTTGGCGGTCAAACCTGCTCCTTTGGAGACGGGCAGCTTTTCGCCACGGCCAACTGCAAGAGAGGGATTTTTCTTAGCCATAGTACACCATCGCAGTCACGCTAGGGCCGCAGCCAAAGAAGATTCCACCCGGGCAAAGAATGCCTTGGCCGGGGATTAGTACAGACAACCCAACGGTGCTGTAAGTGTCCAACTCCATGTAAATACCGGGGTAGATATTCACGTCGCCAGAAGTAGAAACAGAGTTTGCGGTTGTCACGCTGAAACTATTAGCGCCAATGTACGTGATGTCGTACATGCCGTCACGACTTGTGCCAGTAAGAAAATCAACAAACACCCGTTGCCCATTTGTCAAACCGTGCGCAGTGATGGTGATTGTGGCGGTAGTGCCTGTTTGACTGTAAGTACCGGACTTAACAGTTGTAGGGTTGCACGCTGCCACATTACGTAGGGAAGACGTACCAGACGTAACCACGCACCCCTTGAGTCGGTATGGCAACGGTGTTACAAGCACGCCAGAGCTTTTTATGTATGCTGATTTGACATCGGTTTGCATCATGACTTGGCCCCTTATCCGTAAAAGATAGTGGATGTTACAGATGCTGACGGCAGAAAAACGTAAATGCCGTTGGTCGCCAACACGCCCTCGCCGGGGATCAACGTATAAAACGACGTGCCGGTAGAACAGTCAATTTCTGTCAGCAAGTCCATATACACAGTCACAGTCCCGCTTGTAGTCAAAGTGCCTGTAGTTACTGTGAAAGTGGTGCTGGTTGGCACGGTTTGCACAAGGTAGGTATCCGCTACCAAAGTACCCGTACCTGTGACCAAAACCACTCGGCTTACGCCAGCAGTCAGTCTTGAAGTGGAAGGAACTGTAACCGTACACACGGTTGTCCCGGGGATGTTGTACGTGCCTGAAACCGGCAAGTTATCAACGATAGACGTGTTGAGCGTCACTGATGTAGACGGGGATACCACCACACCTTTGAGGCGCGTACGGTAAGGTACAGCAACACCGGAAACAGTGTTGTGGTACGACTTTACATCGGTTTGCATTCCCATAATTGATCTCCTAGTTCAAAAACTGGGGGCCGAAGCCCCCGAGATCAATTAGACGTTTTGCTGGCCAACCAGAGGATCAGTCACAAAGTACAGGATTGTGCCTGTAATAGCGCCGCCAGTGGCTGCATCGCCAGTAGTTGCACCACCAGTCAAGGTGACCATTTGAGTTGTTGACATAGCCACGCCCAGATCGTCGCCAGCGGTAGCAGAAGCGAAGTTGAACACTTGCTTGCCTGCGTCGGCATCAGCGGCGCTCAACAGGCCGTTGGGGTCGGAAACTGCGGTGTTGGTGTAGCCAATCCAGCCCATATCAAACGTGGGGGTTGTGCCACCTGTGCCAGCGGCGTTGGCTTGAATTTCGACGACCACTGCGCCAGCGGGGAGCACAACAGGAACGGTGCTGCCAGAGGCAATTTTTACAGTGGTGGAGTCAGCGGCGGCTGGGTTAATGTAGAACTGAGCGGCCATCAAGCCGGAGCCACAGTAAGCGGTGCGAGTTTGATCGCCACCACCAGAACGCCAAATACTTTGGGTAGTTGAGAGTGCCATTTAATTGTCCTTACGTACAAGATCAGCGCATCAATCGGTACGTCGTCTGCCGGGTCAGTTTGATGCGCCGGGTTACCCCGGGCTAGGTGCAATATACACCATTTTCAATCGGAGTCAAGCAGCTTATTGGACTTTTTTAAGTTTTCCCCCTGAGTGATGACCCGTAGATTCCACGGCACATGCAAGCCGCAAACAAAATCAGATCGCAAAGGGATGATGTGATCTACAACGTATTGCTCGCCAGTGGTTTTTGTGAGGGTAATGGCAGCTTGATACATCTGCCGTATTTCAGTTTTTTGTCTGCGGGAGAGCCACGGTGGGGTGGCTTCACGGTGTTTGCGTCGGCGAGCTTTTGTATCCGCACGAATTTTAAGGACGTTGTTTGCTTTCCATACGTTGCGATATTCTCGTTTTACATGGTCTGGGCGGGTAGCCGCTGCCTGCTTTACCTTTTCATGGTTCTCAAGATACCACTCGTTTTTTCGGTCTTTAACTTCTTCCCGCCGGTTGTACTCACGGAAGTACTCAGCACGGGCCTCGTTTCCTTTTTCCCATTCAGCCTTCAAGCATTCAACGCACGCCCCCTTTGTTTTACGCAGCGCGATATGCCCATACTTGCATGGTTCGCCTGTGAAATAGTGCTTAGCCCCCGTGGACTTAGCCTCTGCTCTGGTTTTTGGGTACTCCATTTTGTTCTCCTGCGACTTAGTTACAGGTAATCATAGCATAAAAGAAAGGGGGCCGAAGCCCCCTGTTCCAAGTACAAAACTTAGTACTTTATCAGGCAGAACCTGAAGAACCCCACATACCCAATGGGTCAGACCAGCCGAAGCTATAACGCTCGCGGGCTTTGTAACGCACGTTGCCGGTGTCGAAATCACCATCCATTGAGTTCTGGAGGGGAGTGCGGACGAAGTGCTTCATACCGTTAGGCACGTCAGTGGTCAGATACCAACCATTGGTGTCGGTCAAGAAGTGGTTGACGGTGTAGCCTTCTGGCACAGCGCCGTTGTTCTTGATAGCGTTGATGTCGTTGTCGTTTGTACCAACGCGCAACTCGGTTTCGAGCAAGCGGGTAGCGACGAACATCAGGCTAGGAGGAACAATCAACTTCTTGGGTTTAGCAGCGATCAACAAGCCACGCTCGTCTGTCCAAGCAGCGATCTGAATGACAGCGGCTTCCAAAGAAGTCTCATTCAAGTCGGCTTGAGTAGCGGGAGTGTTGGAGTTGACACCACCAGAAACCAAGGGATGGTTTGCGTTGAACAAAGAAACGCCGTCACCACCGGGGTAAGTGTTGCTGAAACCGTTGTTGATAACGGCAGCAGCTTTCACTTGCTTGGTGTACGCCATCGCACGGGCCAAGGACTTGGTGTAACGAGCAGACAAGCTGTCGTACAAGTTATCTTCGACCGCTTCTTCAGTGATCGAGAAACCCAAGGCGATGGTTTCGTGGGTGTAGCGGGTTGACCATGCTTCTTGTGCATTGTCGTAAGCGATGGCAGAACCTTCGTTTTTGACAGGTGCGGCAGAGAAGCCGGACAGCTTGGTTTCTTCTTCGAAAGAACGCTCAGAAGTCTCGGTTTCGTAGATTTCTTTGTGTTCTTCGCCGTAGCGAGCGTACTCCATACCGAACAAGGCGTTCAGGCCGGGGAGCAACTCTTTCAGCAGTTGTGCGCGTGAAATAGCCATGATTTAAGCTCCTTATTAGGCGATGCCAAGTGGGTTGAGGTACATGTGACCGCCGTTTGTAACGCCTTCAGCACTGATGCTGGGAGCGTTAAATTTGACGATAACTTCGGGGTACAGCGTGCTGCCACCGGAAACGTAGGCGGTGTCAGGGACAACGTCAACGATTCGCATTGGCAAAGTGGCTGTCACGTCGGTGGTGCTATCCAAAATAGCAACGCGAGAGTCACCAGTAGCGGTAACGCCAGCGTTTTGAACCAAAGCTGCATTGTTGCCAATGGCTGCGTATTCAATACCGGTAACGACGGTGGTGCCAGACACAACAGCAACTTTAAACAATTGGTCAGGATCATCGCCGATGAAAGCATTGATGAAAGTGCCAGTTGGAGCTGTGGTGCTTGCGGGGTAGTACTGGGCGAAGATGACTTGGCCTTGTGCGTTCACGTATGAACAGCCCAAGAACACGCCAGCAAAACCTGTTGCGGGTGCAGTGGAGGTTTCGTTTGCCAGAACGATTGTGCCGGTAGTTGTCAGCTTGACTGCATCACCGTAGAAAATGCTAGTGGCATAGCCAGAAGCAATACGGCGTTGACGGGTCGCACCAGCAAATACCTGACCGCCGATCAAATTGATCGGTTTCAACCCGTATGGGGCTGAGACAGTTGGATAAGCCATTTAAGGACTCCTAGAAAATTTAAGAACCGGGGCCGAAAGTAACCTTGGATTTCTTCTCAGAGAAAAGAGGCATCCTCGGATCACTATCACGAAGGAAATTGTTGTCCACGGATTCCATTTGAGCCTTGTTCTGGTTAGCGTAGTACGCTGCCCGTTGTTCCAAGAACTCTGATGGGATGCGGCAGAGCAACAGACCACCCACCTCAATACCCCCTTTAAAGGGGCCGTCGGCGGTAGCGTGCATCATTAGCTCAGGATACTCTTCCGCTTTCACGGGTTCGTAGCCTTCACGGAACTTGGAGGAGCGATTACTGGCGTCAGTCTGGCCCATCATGCTGATTCGCACCCATCGGTGCGTCCAACCGGGACGGGGATCAGGGCTTGGCAGAGTCTCCGGAGGTCTCCACGCTGTTGGGCGTTGAGTCATCATTCGGGTATCCACGTCGCGCGGAGCGCGGTTTTGAGCTTTTACTTGATCCATTATTCACCTCTCTTCAGTTGGGCAACCTGTTTCGCGTATTCTTCCAAGGGCACCCCAAGTCTGCGAGCAATCGCAGCTTCTGATGCCTTCAACTTAATACGGTTAGGCGGGGTACTTCGGGTAGCCGGAGCCACTGGCGAAGTAATTTTTGTTGCACGGCGGGGCGTATAGTCCTCATCCGGTTCTGACTTTCTTGTGGAGGAGTCGTCTTCCTCATAGCTCTGGTCACTTTCAAAGTGCTCAGGAAATCGTTTGCGCATCGTTTTGTCGATGGTTTTGAAGTACTCTTCAGTACCTACATAGTCCGCACCATACTCCCTTTGCAAACGCTTGTCAATGCCCATAGCGGCCATTGTCATTTCTTCGTCTTTACCCCACCAATCGCTGTTGGCGTCTACCCACTTCTGGGTACGGGGGGTTACTCGGGGAGCTTGCTGCTTAGTAGTAGGTGCCTCAAATTCCTTGTCGTCCACCTCGATAGGCTTCATACCGGAGGCTTTGTCCAGCTTGAGCGCGGCCTTGGCGATAGTTGCTTGGGCTTCCGCCAGCGCATCTACATCCCCGGCTTCATAGGCTTCTTTGTAAGCTTTCTTGGCGCTGGCCAATTCGACTTCCGCAGTAGTCTGTGACTGCTCAATAAAGGCTTTGCTTCCGTTAGAAAGCTGCTGTTGAAGGCGTTTGTTTTCCTCGTAAACCTGCTTGGCGTAGGCTTCAGCGGCTTCCCGCTCGCGCAGGGCTTCTTCTTTGGCACGACGTTCGTCGTGGTAGCCACGGGTAAATTTCTTAATCCGTTGCTGTACTTTCTCGTCGTACGAGGAGAGTTCGTCGTCGGTTGGGTCTTCCACCGGCTCTTTCATGGGCTTGCGGCCACGATCTTCGGGGGGAGTATCGTCCTCGATCTCTACTTCAAACTTGTCTTTAGCAGCAGCCTTGGCGTCCTTTTCGTCAGGAAACTCGTAAGCTTCTTCTTCAAATCGTTGTGTTGCCATGTGTTACTCCTTATGCAGCTCGTGTGATGCCACGGGGGTCTTCCACAACTGCTTCAATCGAGTCATCGTTGATGATGCGAAATTCACGGCCATGAATCTTCAGGCGGGTGCCTGA